CTTTAAAAAAGGTAATTTGAGGATTACCAGTTAAATAAACATCCTGAGCACCATAAGCTACTAATTGAAGAAGACCACCACCCATTTACGCTATATTCTTTATACTATTAGAGGAGAAAAAAATATAGATTATATGACACAAATTTAATTTTGTATATAAACCTTAATATTTATAATTCAAATATAATGATGTTTAAAGAGAAGTCATCAAAGAAAAAGGTCTCTGTTGATATAAATGAAACTTTTACATTAGATGCAATGCATAATAATATGATAAAGGATTTTGAAAAGAGCGATAAAGAAAAGTTGTATTTCAAAAATAAACTAAAATTTTGCGAAGAGGAAAAAAATAATATATTAAATATTATTAAAAATAGTACAGATAAAGATATAAATAGTAAATTATGGTTTAGTAATATAGAACTAAGCGAAGAAATATTAGATATAAAATCAAGATTAAATGAGTTAAATAAATTAGATGAAATAGAATATTATAAAAATACAAGTGATATATTATTTCAATATTATGATACTGTAAACAAACAGTCAGATATTAATCAAAATTTAAATTATTTAAAAGATGTAAATACTAAATCAAAAATATATAAGAAGGATAATAATAAAAAAAAGAAAGGTATTAACATTAATACAATCAACGTTTTGGAAGCATTAAATAATATAAATAATAAAAAACAAATTGAAGAAAAAACTTTAGATAACGAAAAAAACAATAGTTGCGAATATAATACCGGCGATAGAATTATTAGTAATTATAATAATAGTTATAATAATGATAATGATGATAATAGTTTTTATGAGAAGGGATTCATTGATAATGATACCGATAAGGATAAAACAGAAGCTCTACAAGATAAAAGTTCTTTAGTAGATAAATATATGGCGATAATAAATAATAAATATATCAGAACAGTTGAAGAAGAAAATATAGAAATTTGCAAGGTTTGTAAAAATAGTATGACATGTCTTCAATATGACGCAATAATAGTTTGTAATTTTTGCGGATATCAAGAATTATTATTAGTAGAGCAAAATAGACCTATATTAAAACAAAATACAAAGGATACTTCTCACTTTTGTTATAAAAGAATAAATCATTTTAGAGAATGGTGTAACCAAGTACAAGGAAAAGAAAGTACCGATATTCCAGATGAAATTTTTGAAAAAATTTTAATAGAGATTAAGAAGGAAAAGATTACAGATTTAAAGAAGATAACATATTTAAAAATGAGAGATATCCTAAAAAGACTGAGAATAAATAAATATTATGAACATATTAATTATATTATAAATAGAATTAACGGAATACCTACACCGCAATTTAGTCCAGAATTAGAAGATAAGTTGTGCAGTATGTTTAGAAGTATTCAAGCCCCCTTTTTAAAACATTGTCCTAAAGATAGGAAAAACTTTCTTTCATATAGTTATGTTTTATACAAATTCTTTCAAATATTAGGATTAAATGAGTATTTAAAGTATTTTCCATTATTAAAAAGTAGAGAGAAATTATATATTCAAGACCAAATATGGAAGAAGATTTGTATAGATTTAAATTATAAAATAATACCTTCCTTATAATTTACTAATATTAAAATGAGTACATAATTTTATTTTTCTTAAACTTTTATAAACTTTTATAAATTTCTAAATATTTTTTAATTATGTACTCATTTTTCACATATTACTTAAACCCAAATTATAGGTATTATTAATATAGGTATAATTTGTAGATAAATCAACCATATATAATATAATTGCAATTATAATTGTTAATGTTAATATTGTAATAGGTTCGAAACTTTTATATCTAATAAATAAAGCGATGATAGATACTATAAAACTTAGTAATATATAATATAATAAAACTTTTATATAATCACGACTCATTATTCTACCATATTAAAATATTTTAATATAAAAACATATAAGATTAAATATCTTAATATATATTAAGAATAAACAATATGACTGATGTGCAGAATCCAACACTTGTATCCACAAAAGAGGTAGATTATTTAGACGAAGATAAACCTATTAGAGGGCAAAATTTTGTTCTAGTTTCTTTTATTAGTCCTGAAGATGTTATTGTAAATAAAGAAGCCTATATCTTTACCAAATTTACTGAAAAATTCAGCGGAGATATGAAAAATCTTCTAGAAAGTATTAAAGAAAAATATCCAGATCAAAAAGATATGGTTAATACTATCATTGAAAATAATAATTACCTATTTAATCACGTAGAAATGAATGAGCAATTAAATTTTTTCAAATCAGTTAATAGCGAAGAATTAGAAAAGAATTATCATATTGATAATAACTTTATTACTTCTATTCGTGGAATTAAAGTAAGAGGTACTTTTGATACTATTGAAGAAGCAAAAAATCGTTGTGAATTTTTGAAGAAAATAGATAATAAATTTAATATTTATATTGCTCAGGTAGGTTGTTGGTGTCCTTGGTCTCCTAACCCAGAATGTCTTGAAAATCAAGAATATGCTGAAACTCAACTTAATACTCTAATGAAAGAGTATAAGAAAAATATGGACAATCGCGATGTAGTTTTTGAAAGCAGAAAACAAACAATTGCTTCAAATGCTGCTCCTGTTGGAACTACAGTTGGAACTACTAGTGAAAATATTAATGAAGAAGTAGATAATGTAGAACTAAGCGAAATAAAAGAAGAACTTGAAAAAGTTGATGCATGGAATCAAAGACATGTTGATTAGAATTATTTATATTTTTATTATTTTTTTAAACTCTTAACTATAACGTGTGTTGCACCATCTATTATAGATTGTTGCATTTGCTGCTGTTGCATTTGTTGCTGTTGTATTTGTTGCGGTTGCAATAATTGAGTATTTGTTTTAGTAGTTGGAAATATAAAAGTAGACATTGGTGTTGATGTTTGTTGTTTTTTTGACTTATATTTTATTTCAATATATTTTTCAACAGTTTTAATTAAACTCTTTATTTTATTATTATAAAGAGAATTATTAATTCTGTGCACACCACTATTATCGTTTATATTATAAATTACAATATTATTGGAAATTACTATACAACAAATATTTTTTGATCTAGTATTAAAGCTATAGTTTAGTATTTTCTCAATAATATAATTTTTATTAGAAGACGCGCTATGTATATAAGAATTATCTTTGTTTTCAAATGAAATTATACTGCTACTATTAATAAATTTATCTAAAAAATCTTTTATAGTACTTATATAATTACTAGCTATTTTAACAGGAACAATTTTGTTAGTATCTTTATCTATAAAAACTATATATTTATCTCCCATAGTTTAATTATATAATATATAAATAATATTATAAAATTATAAAAAAATAATGTAAATCAAATTATATTAAATTATATTAAATTATATTAAATATATAGCATCAAAATAACTACCTAATTCAAGACCATTTATTTGTACATGTGTTAATAGATTATTTACGATATTTTCAAACATATTTTTATAGTCATCTATATTATGCGAACCTCTATATATACCTCCGCTAACATATACTAACAATGCAATTGTACATTTACTTTGTACCATCGAAATTAATCCGGCAAATAAGGCAGCTTCAACACCTTCCATAAATTTATCAAAACGCTTTGCAGTCATATCGTTATATGTTCGAAATACAGAATTAATTGGTCCTTTTGTTCCCGGGTTATTATTATTAGGACCAGATACAAAAACCAAGGTAGTTTTATACTGGTTTTCATAAATATACTGAGACCCTTTATATTGGTAATTTTTATCACTTAAATATACATTTTCTACAGTCCATGCATCTGCATAATCTTTAGGTACAGCATATCTATAATTTATACCTTGAATGGTTTTGTAATAATTTTTTCTATCTCCTCTACTCGCTGTAGGATATAAAAGACCCCACCTATTAAAAATAGTACATTGAAATAATTTATTATAATATTCTTTTTTTTCATCTTCATCTATTATATTTTTATTATTAGCATAAGTCATAAACCAATTAGACATTATATCTTCTTCTTGTGTTCTATGATTTTGATGAATATTACCTATAGTACCATCAAAATTTCCACAACCACCACCCGGTCTTCCTGAATTTGCTGCTATTAATGTTCCAATTTTAGGTGGATTATTACCTGAATATCTATTGTATATATTTGCACCTATACTTGTCATACCATTTTTATTTTTTTCTATCTCTACAACTTGTATTTCATTACCTTTTCTATTTTTTGTAAAATTAAGTAATTCTGGTATTAATATATTAGTACTATTATACTCTTTAAAATCCAAATAGTGTTTATCATATCTATATGAATTATATGACATATACTCTTTTTTCCCTGTATGCATCTGTCGTAACATATTAAGACACTCCTTGTCAACAACAGGAGACTTAGGAGACTTAGGAGACTTAGGTGACTTAGGAGACTTAGGAGACTTAGGAGACTTAGGAGACTTAGGAGACTTAGGTCTATTAAATCCATCTGGATTAGGGAAAGGGTTTGCAGATGGATTTAAAGTACGTTTTGCAACCGTGTCTTTGGTACCTAAAGTACCTCCAGTTCCACCTATTATAATTTTACGAGAACTATTAATATGTTTTACTATAATCCCATGTAATTTTTTAATTTTAATAGAGTTTAAATAATCATTTCTGTTCATATTAATTTTATAGTTTTCAAATATTTTATTAGAAATTAATATAAATGCATCATTCTTCTTAACAATAATATAAGCAATATTTCTATATAATTTTACATATTTGTCATTAAGATTATTAGTTAATTCTTTAATAATTTCTGTTTTATTTAAATTAGTATTTTTTGATTTCCAGAAAAAATCACCTTTCATATTTTTATTGATCGACATTTTAATAATTTTATTATCATTTGTAAATAAATACTTTTTTAGAATAGAAGATATATTCATCTTAGATAAATTAATTGGAAAATATTTAATATTTTTTTTACTATCTTCTATATCAATAAATACTATATATTTTTCCATCATTCCTTATTTAATAGTATATATAATAGTATTACAAAAAATAATTCTATATTACTTTATTAAGAATGAAAGCAATAGCGATATTTCTACTTTTCATAGGTACTATATTAATAGTACAAGGGTATTATAGTAAAAAAGACAATAAATGTGAAAAAGAGAAGGTAATTATTAAATATATCCCTCGAAGTGTATATGAAGATCAAATGAAACCCGAGGAAAGTCTTGAAACTTATTATAAAGGAATGTTTGAAAATATAATATTAAAATAATTATTTTTATCCTTAATATTATTAAATGGATATATTAAGAAATATTGAAAAAAAATTATTAATTATTTTGAGCGATAAAGACAAAATTGACATTTCTAAAATTAATAATTTAAAAGGAGATATACGTGTTTATGTAGAAGATATTGATAAGAAAAGAGAGATAATAACAGGTAAGAAAAATAAATATATAGAATTATATCATAGCAAACGATTAAATAATGAAGAAAAATATGAAAAATATTTAATTGAAAAAGAAAATCTTATGAGCAATTTAATAAAACACAAAAACAAATCTGCGCTACATGATTATCTAAATCAAAAATTAGAGTATAATGCTAATATCCCTGATATATACACTTATGAAAACATATCATTACATGAAGAACGTCCTACACGCGACCCCACAAAAATAAATGCTAATCCGGTTAAACTACCCTCTAAGCCTAAACAAAAAGAGGTAAAAGAAGAAAAACCTGATAAGGAATGTCCTGAAGGTAAAGAGATAAATCCTGTTACTAAACGCTGTGTTAAAATATGTGATAAAGATAAAATAAGAAATCAATTAACGGGAAAATGTGAAAAAATCAAAACCAAAAAGACAGACAAAGTAGACAAAGTAGACAAAGTAGACAAAGTAGACAAAGAATGTCCTGAAGGAAAAGAGATAAATCCTATAACAAAACGTTGTATTAAAATATGTGATAAAGATAAAACAAGAAACCCTAAGACAGGTAAATGTGAAAAAATTAAAAAATAATAAGCATATATTTCTATATATATTATTTCTCTTTTTTCTGAAATATTATTAGATACTCTAATAAATAAATGTATACAAGATTAGATGAAATTGTTGATAAAAAAAGCAATATATTATCTAAAATATTAAAGGTCGATCCTAAAAGTCTTAAAGAATCAAAACTTTCACAATCACATAATTCAGGAATTGATACTAATATGATTAGAAATATACAAGAGAGAATTAATAACCGTCTATTTAATCTCTCAATTGCAGATTATGAATTAATGTGTGGCAATAAGATGATATCTAAAATGATGTCTAAAGTTTTGAATTGTGATGAGAGACAACTTAAAAAATTCTGCAAATATATAAATGTCTTCAAGGAGAATATCAATTCATCTCCTAAATCTATCAAAAACAAAATGATTAGTAAAATAAGTCTAAATAAATTACCTGAAGAATTGAGAACACAAATAGTAGAGAAGTACAAGAGTTTATTTCCAACTAAATATGTTTTAAGAGATTGGGTACCTACATATAAAATAAATTTGAGTACTTTATCACGAAATCCAAATGCAATAGATTTTTTAAAAGCAAATCCTAAAAATATAGATTGGGTTTGGTTATCATGTAATCCTAATGCTATTGAATTATTAAAAAAAAATCGAGCTAAAATAAATTGGGATAATCTATCTATGAATCCAAATCCAGAAGCTATAGAATTATTAAAAGCAAATTTTGGTAAAATAGATTGGTATAATTTATCAAAAAATCCAAATCCAGAAGCTATAGAATTATTAAAAGCATATCCTAAAAAAATAAAATGGGAGTATTTATCAGAAAATTCAAACTCAAATATTATTGAACTTTTGAAAGAAAAAATAAAATTAGAAAATAATTTAAGCAGCGATGATTTAGATGATTTACCTAATTATAAAAAAATAGATTGGAGTGTTTTATCAGCAAATCCAATTGTGATAGAATTATTAAGAGCAGATCCTGAAAAAATAGATTGGATAGATTGGAAAGAATTATCCGCTAACCCAAATGCTATAGAATTATTAAAAGCAAATCAAGGTAAAATAAATTGGAATAGATTATCTGCTAACCCAAATGCTATAGAATTATTAAAAGCAAATCAAGGTAAAATAAATTGGCAGGCTTTGTCTGCTAACCCAAATGCATTTGAATTATTAAAAAAATATCCTAAAAAAATAGATTGGGAATATGCATCAATGAATCCAGTTATATTCGAAGCTAAATAATTTATATTTTCTTTAGGATATATAATTATATATAATAATATACAATCTATTTAGGATTATAAAAAATTGCAGATAAAAAACTATATTATATACAATCAAATTTATACCCTAATATATATAGCGTCTCCCCATCCTTTTTCAGTAGTTATAGTAAAAACTCTAATAAATCCATTTGTAAATAAAAAATCATCTAGTTCTGTTATGGATGCACAATTTTTATACAACTCTATTTCATGTATCTTGCAATAAATAATTTTAACATTTTTAATAAATTTAATAGCACCTTTTAAAGCTAATAATTCAGCGCCTTGAATTGCAATATTCATAAAATCATACATCTTTTCATTAAGATTATAGAATGCTATAAATGTATCAATTGTAATACTTTTATTTTTACATTCTTCAATATATGAAATATTTGGATATACATTCTTATGTTCTAACATAGATAATATGCTAGATGATGACGTATCATCTGCTTTATTAAAAATAATAAGTTCATCGTCAATGTCTGTAATAACAGCATTGTAGACATTTATTATATTTTTATTTTTAGCAGCTTTTACTAATTCGTTATTCGCTTCAATCCATATAATATCTTTATTTGTAATACCTATGCTATTATATATATACATCTCCTCGCATAAATGCGCTCCTATGTGCAAACACCCACTAACTTTAATTTTTCTACTATTTAATAATTTAACTAATTCATCTAATGTAATTAACATTATATTGCGTTATAATATTAATTATCTTAATATAATATATTATTAGATTAATGTCAGTTTCAACAACTAAACCGCAATTGAATACAGGTAATGAACAAAACGATATAAATGATCCGGTTGTACAAGATGTTCTTAATGAATTTCGTGAAGAATTATTATCTTCTAAAAATAAAGAAAGTGGTATTAATTCGCATAATATGCATCAACAAAATATACCGCAGAATATGATGCCTCATCAATTAAATAATAATCAACAATTTTATAATAATCAAGGAATGCCTCCTAATATTCCACCAAATATGTCTGGAAATAATCAAAATCAACAACCAAATGTATTTTATCCACCCTTCATATCATCTCCGCCTCAAAATATGAATAAAAATGATTATATGATGTACATAGACATAGAATTGATAAAAAAAAATATAATAATAGTATTAATAGTATTTTTAATATATCATAGCGGTATAATAAATAATATATATGATAAAATACCAGATTATTTACAGGAAAATATTACAACTTTTGACGTGTATATTAAAACTACATTAATATTCATAATACTATATACAATATCTTATTTAGGATATGTATAAAATTGTCTAATAATTGTAAGAATATTTAATATCTTGTACCGCTACTCTATTTTCTTTTACTGAACCAAAATATTTATAAACATATAAACTTATGATAATAAACGTTATTATCATAGATATTATGGTAGTGCCTAGAATTACGCTGTAACTATCAGAATCATATATTTCTTTATTAATAACTATAAACGCTATTATCATAGAATTGTATATTAAAACTACAAAAGCATACACAATCATAAACAAGTAATGACTTGTAAAATATCCCCACAATAATGCCATAACCATTATAATGCTAACTATACTATATCCAATTATGATGAATACATTTTTAACAATATTATCATTTTCTGTTTGCGTTACAAATGTTTCTTTCATTTATATATACTATATATCTAATAATTATTAAGATAATTTATTATCATTATTTATACTTTTGTAAAATTCTTTCACATATATATTTGTTTTAAAAGAATTCTTATCTACGTCTATGATTCTTATAGAATTCAAATTTTTTGCACGAGATAATGCTGTATATGATTGTCCGCATGTAAATATATTAGGACCTAAGTCCAATTCTAAGGCATCTATAGTCATCCCTTGAGATTTATGGATAGACAGAGCATAACATATTCTAACTGGCATATGATTTATGAATGACTTGCTATTATTATTAAATATATCTGTGTAATAATTAATTTTATGAGTATTACCTTCAACGTCGCAAATAATTATAAAATCATCATCTAAATGTTTAATTACACCACGCGTTCCATTTACTAGTGAATTTTCAATACTTATATTTCTAATAATTATTATTTGCGAATTTAAAGTAAGTTCTATCAAATATTTATCCCTTTCTTTTTCCATATCAATACTAGAATTTGCAAAATATGTTTTTGATATATAACCCATTGATTTAAGTTTTTCTATTTCAATAATATTAATTTTATCAGCATTAACATTTATAGGATATAATTTTGTGGGAATTATTCCATTTTCAAATTCAGTATCTCGTAATTTATTTAACACATTTATTATTTTATCTGTGCATTTACCTTTACGAACGATACGCAAAATATTTTGGAATAATAAATCTTCGCTTTGTCGAATTAATTTTTCTAATAAAATAACTTTAATATTTATCTTATTCCATAATTCTGATAGAAAGCAATATTGACCTTTAACTGGTGCTAATTGACAAAAATCACCTATTAAAATTAACTGAATATTTCCAAAATGTATATCAGTCATTTTTATCATACATAATAGTTGTGATATTTTTTCAAATAAATCTTTATCAAGCATTGAAATTTCGTCTATAATTAATGTATCTATTTTCAATATATTTTCAAATTTTTTCTTATTTTTTAAAAGATTATTAAATATTTCTTTTGTATTTCCAGTACCGAGACCAAGTCCTAAGAAAGAGTGTAATGTTTGACCTCCTATAATAACAGCAGCAGTTCCAGTTGTTGCTGTTACAGCATATTTTTTATTATTATTTCTTAAACACTCCATAATATATTTAATAGTATATGATTTTCCAGTACCTGCTGAACCTGTAAGCAATATATTACATCCGTTCATAACACAATCTACTGCATATTTTTGTTCCTTATTTAAAAGTTCCATTATAAAAATTAAATATAATTATAATCATTTTTTAAAAATATTATTTAATAAAAATTAAAAAAAGAAATAGAATGATTCTTAAACAATAATTATAAAGTGTCTAATAATTTTTTAATCCCTTTATTCTTTTTATTATAATTCGATATAAACATATTGTTCTTATTTTGAATTCTTTTAACAACCATATTATGGTAAATTTCTTCGTGTGTAGGAGAAAAGTTATAGTACCATTTTTTTAAAATTTCTATATCTATTATTTTTTTTGGATTACATTTGTATTCTCTATACATATATAATATAGCTCTTGAAATAAAACCGCGCGAATCATTATTAGGAACAAATAACTTATCCTTATGATTAACATAATTATTATATTCTAATTCTACCCAATTCTTATCTCTTTTATCATAATCATCGCGGAATCTATAATTAGACCTATTTACATTTAACGTATTAATAGTTTTAATAATATTATGCATATCATTTGATTGCTTTATATTTAATAGACTTTGAGGATATATATGTTCCGCTGATAAAAATTTGTTCTTTATATCAACAGGGTAATAATTCTTATTAACATAAATAATTGGCATTTTACTATCATTTAGTATAGCATCTTTAATTATATTATATTGCATTCTAAGAGCCATATTGTAATAACTTTTAACAGAACTTGTCATACAACCTAATAGTATTAATATAAGTATAAATCGCATACACTTATTTATTACATATAAAGTTTTATTGCGACACTATCATTTTTTTTGCAATATCGTTATATAGAATATTAAAAAATATATACATATTATGATGTATATCATGATTTATATCTGGTTTAAATACATTTAGCATTTTTTTTGATTCAAAATCTCCATGTATCCAATAATGTATCATATAAGGATTTGATGGATATTTTCCTTTTTTAACAGAGTTCCAATCACCTGCACATGTAATCAAATTATCTAATTTCAAATCATTAATAGGATATATCAATTCTCTATCAAATATTATATTAACGTGCTCCTTAAAAATATCTACATCATTTCCATTTGTATATTTATCCATTATATATCCTCCGCCAAAAATATCAAATTTACTAAAAATATTAATTCCACGTTTATCAATACATTCCGGAATAGAATATAATAATTTGTGTAAAAATCTATTATTTTTATTCGCTGCAAAAAATGCATTACATAAATACATATCTGTATTATATATAAGTTTAGTTTGTTCGGCAGGTTCAAAACTAATATTAAATTTATCTTTTGAAAAATCTATTAAAGTATCAATATCTTTTAAAATCAAAATATCTAAATCAATATATACACCTCCATAATGATAAAGTATCATAATTCTAGCGATATCTCCACGTTGTACTCCTGTAATTGCAGAATTATAAATTTTATAAAAATTAGGATAATGTTCATTTATTAGTTTTATTATCATTTCGTCTGTCCATAAAATGAATTCATAACCCTTATCTTTTAATAATTTAATATTTTCTTCTCTAATATACTTAAGTATTTGAGGAAGTGGATTATCACTCCACGTTTGATGAATAATTTTTGGAATCATAGATATTATTATTTATTATACTAAATAATATCTTTATATATTGTTAGTTAAGTTAACGCCATTAATGTTTTATCTACAATATAATCAATAATAACTATCATATTTATTAGTTTAACATTGCAAAAATCAAATGTAGGAACATATATAGATGTAATATTAAAGTTGCCAAAAATATTAAGAGCCCACATAAATTTAAAAAATATAGTATATAAAAACATATTTATCGTATCATCGTAAGATCTATAATGTATCAAAGTATCACTATAATAATATACAGGTAATATATGAAATACAATATTACATATCATATATTCTGTTCGTAATAATGTAGAACTAGAAACATTTTTAATAATTTTATTTAAAACAAAGGGTTCGCCATCGATAGTTTCGAATAATACTCTGGGATCATATATTAAAAAACTGTGAAATAATAACATAATAATTAATGAATTATTTGCAATAAATTTAGATATTAATAGATTATTTATTCCAAATACATTAATTAATATGTAATGTACGAACATTATATATATATTCCAATTAGTATATTGATTAATTTTTCTTTTTATAACATTTATTTTAATATAACTATTATATTTACTACTTATCATCATTGAAATAAATATCATGTACAGAAATAAATCAAATTGATTATTATCCTTATTGTATATCGCTATTTCATTCATAATACTATATTTTATATAATATTATCTTATATCTTATATATTATTCATTCTAAAGGAGATGAAGTTATAGACATTCCACAATATTCTACATTTTTAATTTTAAAATCTTGTTTAACATATAAACCTATATTAATAGCTTCTTCTAAAATCCATCTAAAATTATCCCAAAATTCATCAGTGTGTCCTATACTTTCTGTCGCCAAGTGTGCAAATTCGTGTAATACAACAAAAAATAATGTATTTATATCTACTAATTTGTCATTATTGCGCAAACATAAAACGATTTGCTCTCCCTTATTTATAGAATAACTTGTGTAACCTGGTGTAGTAACACCTTCTTTCAATCTATCAGGTCTAAAATTATTTTTTAATTGTTTAATTCTATTATCGTTCTTCCCATAAGATTTTTCTAAATGTTCCATTAATATAACTAGTCTTTCTCTTATTTTTGCTATTAAATTTGCAGCTTCTAAAGAATCATCTTTTATTTGAACAACATATTCTTTATTATCTACATTGCTTTTTACAGTAATTAATCCATAATTCGCATAATAATTATAAATATAGTAGATGCCAATTATAGTTGCTATAATTATAATAAACCCTTCTATATTAATTTCCATACTTCTATTACTTATAATAAAATTAAAAATTGATTAATTAATTATTTAAATAATTAACCAATATATCCTATTATAATGGATTTTCCAAGAAAAAGTTATGAACCTTTAGAAAAAAAACCTATAGAATTTCAAATAACAGATATATATATTCCCGAAGGAGATAGAATTAAAGATAAGGATTTTGATGAACTATATTCTATGATATTATTTGGTGTTTGTGATAATGGTGCAACAATATCAACAAAGGTTAATTGTTTCAAACCATTCTTCTATATTAAACCACCTGAAACATGGGAAAAATATAATGATAATGTATTTGAAGCAAAAGTAAGTGAATTGAAAAATATTATTTTAAACGATAAATATACCGCGTCGTTTAATGGCAATAAATATGATAAGAAAATTATACCTAATAATATGTTATCTCACTTTTCAAATATTTCAATAGTAGAAAAGAAGGATTTTTGGGGATTTACAAATAATAAACTATTCAGGTTTATTAAACTATCTGTAAAATCTCTTAAATTATATAATAATCTAAAATACTATTTTAAAACATTAGAGAAACAGGGTTTTAAAGCATACGAAAGCAATATTGACCCTTTTCTTAAATATATCCATATTCAAAATATTAAACCTTGCGGATGGGTTAAAATTGATAAATACGAAGTTGTAGAAGATACTAGCAGATGCGATTATAACATAAGTGTAGATGGTAAAAATGTTATACCTTTTGAAAGTAATAAAATCGCACCAATTCTAATAACATCTTTTGATATTGAATGTACCAGTAGTCACGGAGATTTTCCTGTTGCTAAAAAGAATTATAGTAAAGTTGCGCAGGACCTTGCATTAGTAGCAAAAGCGGGTTATGAATATACTAGTGATTTTATTATATACTGGATAAAATCTATATATAAAAAAGACGTTATTATTGATGAAAAAACTAATTTAAAAATCAATCGTGTATTCGCTAAGAGAAAAATAACTCAAGAATATATCGATAAGATACCTTTGTTATTAAATGAAAAGATGTCTGATATTATAGAAATTTTAGATAAAATTACAGCATCTATTAAAACCGAAAAAAAGGATAAACCAGAAAATACAGATGATGTAGTTGATGATAATGATTGTAACGAAGATGATGATTGTAATATGACTATTGCTCAGTTAAATGAAGAAGAAGCTAGATTAGCAAAAATATTAGATAAATTATTGGTACCCTTAGAAGGTGATAAAATTATTCAAATTGGAACTACTGTCCATATGTATGGTTCGGATAAAATAGTATATAAAAATATTATTACATTGGACACATGTGATTTGATTGAGAATTGTGTAGTAGAACCATGCAAAACAGAGAAAGAATTATTAATTAATTGGAAAAAATTAATGAATGAATTGAATTCCGATATTGTAACTGGATATAATATATTTGGTTTTGATATGCCATATATTTGGGACAGAGCAGTAGAATTGGGTATAATAGAAGATTTTGAAATTGGATGGGGTAGAATATTTGGACGTAAAACTGCTCTCATAGAACAAAAACTATCTTCTTCTGCATTGGGTGACAATATATTAAAATATATTGATATGGACGGAGTTGTTTTAATTGATTTACTAAAGGTTATGCAACGAGAACAAAAACTAGATAGTTACAAATTAGATAATGTAGCATCAATATTTTTAGGAGATAATAAGAATGATTTAAAACCTCAAGAAATTTTTAACAAATTCAAAGGAAATTCGAAAGACCGATGTGAAATTGCTGAATATTGTATTCAAGATTGTTGTCTAGTAAATAGATTAATTCATAAATTAAAAATTATTGAAAACAATATTGGAATGGGAAATGTATGTTTAGTTCCATTAAATTATTTGTTTCGAAGAGGACAAGGCATTAAAATATTTTCGCTCATAGCAAAACAATGTATGGAAAGAAATTCTCTAATTCCTACTATTAAATCTTTTAATGACAATGTTATTGACGCCGACGATGGATATGAAGGCGCGGTTGTATTAGAACCAAAAGAAGGAATATATTTAAACGAACCTATTGTAGTATTTGATTACGGTTCTCTATATCCATCATCTATGATTTCCAGAAATTTATCTCACGATTGCTTTTTAATGGATGAAAAATATAGAGTAGAAGATCCCAATATCGAATATAAAAATATATATTATGATATATACGAAGGAAAGGGAGATAAAAAGAAAAAAGTAGGACAAAAAGAATGCACCTTTATTCAATATAAAGATGGAAAAAAAGGAATTATTGCAGATATTTTAGATATGCTTTTGGTAGAAAGAAAAAATACTAGAAAAAAAATTGAATATAAGACTATTAAAGATGCTGCAAATAACACATATATTGGATTATGTAGCGATAATGGTGATACTTATAACATAGTAAATATTGATACTGGAGAAAATCATAATATCGAAAAAAATAAAGTAATATCTATTGAAGATACGTATAATAGTTTTGAACAAGATGTTTTAGATTCGAGACAGATTGCGTATAAAATAACTGCAAATTCTTTGTATGGACAGATAGGTGCTAGAACTTCTTCTATATATCTTAAGGAAATAGCAGCATGTACTACTGCAACTGGTAGAGATATGATTATGTTAGCGAAAAAATTTGTAGAAGATAATTACGGTGCAGATGTAATATATGGCGATACAGATTCGATATTCTGCAAGTTTCCTTTAAAAGATGAAGAAGGAAATATTGTATTAGGAAAAGATGCTTTGCCTTATGCTATTAAAATTGGAAAAAAAGTAGAAAAAGAAATCGCTAAAATAATGCCTAAACCTCAAAAATTAAATTATGAAAAATCACTATATCCATTCATTTTATTAAGTAAAAAGAGATATGTAGGAAATTTATATGAAACCGATGTAAATAGTTTTAAGCAAAAATCAATGGGCATTGTATTAAAAAGGAGAGACAATGCACATATTGTAAAAAAAATATATGGAGGAGTGATAGATATTATTCTACAAAAACAAGATTTAAGAGCATCTATTGAATTTCTCAATGAAGAATTAAAAGACTTAGTTGATGGTAAAACTTCTATAAATGAATTGGTTATTACAAAAAGTATAAAAGCATCTTATAAAGATCCTTCAAAAATAGCACATAAAGTTTTGGCAGATAGAATTGGTGCTAGAGACCCCGGCAATCGCCCGTGTGTAAATGAAAGAATACCATTTGTATATATTAAAACAAATAACCAAAATTCTCTGCAAGGAGATAGGATAGAAAATCCAGAATATATTAAAGATAATAATTTGACACCAGATTATCTACACTATATTACAAATCAAATTATGAAACCTATTATACAATTATATGCTCTTTGCATTGACCAATTACCTGGATATGATAAAGACGATGAATATTGGAGAAAAATAGATATAGAATTGCAGGAAAAAACAATGTATAGCGATGAACAGCGAAGAAAAAATAGAATACAAAATTTAAAATTATTAGCGGTAAAAGAACTACTATTTGATAAATATATTAATATACTAAGTGAACCAAAAATTAAAAAAATTTCAAAGACGAAATCTAAAAATAGAGCAAATGTACAATTAATTAATAATGATATAGATTGTAATAATGGAGATGAAATAATATCGTTGGAAAAAGAAAAAATGAAAAAAAGTGATAAAACAATTGAAACAGGTGTTTTGAAGGCGGATATTAAAATAGTAAAAAATATTAAAAGCGGATTTATTTTAGCGGAAGCATATATTTGCGACGGAACATATAAGATTTGGAAATACAGAAAAGAAAATTGTAAAGATAAAAACAAAGAATATATAAATATTGTAAGAAAAATTATTAACTATAACAAAGATATGAAATATATAATTACTGTTAATAATAAAAAGTTTGTAACAGATTACAGTAATGCTGTTGTTTATTATAAAGATTTAGAAAGTAGTAAAGAAACAAATGTATTGAAAAATATTTTCGCTAACCAAAATATAGGTGATATTAAAATAATCAATTATATCAGAATTTTCACTGATATTATTGAAGATTATAAATTATTTACATTATTAGCAAAATAAGTATTTAATAATTGTATTCGCTTTCTCTTTGCCTATACCATCTATTTTACAAAGTTCCTTATTTTTATCTTCACAATTATTTAATTTAGTAATTAATTCTATCATATTTGGATAAATTTTTGATATATTTTTTGCAATTACATTAGATATATGAGGTATCTGTGACAATTGCATAATATAACATGTATTAATATCGATATTATCGATCTTTTTCTTTTTTAATTTTATAAAATCTGTATATCCAGATACATCTGTCGAGGATTGTGACATTAAAGATGAATCTATAGTTGTATTATTTACTTCATTTGATATATTAATAAATTTTTTAGGATTATCAACCATTTTAATAGCAATTGATAAGATAAGAGTAACTGTTTCGCTTATATTTTTAGTAAATAATATTCTAATATTATCCCTGAACAAAGTATTTATATAAGCACCTTGGATTGTTGATTTATTTTTAGAATATACCTTAGATGATATTATATCATCATCCTCAATAATATATGATAAATACCTTTGATTGTATGTAGATAACATTCTTGCTTTTTGCTCACGATATCTTCCATCATGTATAGAAGAAATTAAGTCCTTAACTGTTTTTCTTTCAAAAATATATATGTTATTATTAAATTTTATATGAATGTCGCCTATACATATGGTCTCTTTTACTATATTTATTTTATCTTTGTAAATATCTAAATCTCTATCTATAATATCATCATATAAGGCGTTCTCTCTTGTATCAACATATATTAATATGTTATCCATATTTTATTAAATTTATATATATTTTATATGTTATATATAATAGATTATATAATAAAATGTTAAATAATGATGAAATAATAACATATATTTGTATAATATTAAGCTTTATAAATATATCAATATTATTTTACGTATATTTTATTGATAAAAATAAAATACAATATTTGTTTTATATATTTAATATTTTCATATTGTTTTTTATTATATTTATAATATACTTTTCTATAAAACAAAATAATAAAGAAAATATTATTGAATTTAATATTTTCTATTATTTAAGAATAATTTTAATAATAATAAATTTAATATGTTATAGTTTTTATATTAAATATTTTTTAACAGATAATATAAAAACTAAAAAAATAGTAGGAGGAAGTGATGCTATTTTAGATAATTATTCTAATAAAATTAAAGGAGGTGGTTATACAACATCGTTAGCATCTTCTTTAGATAATATTGCAAATCAAAGCGGTATTACAATTTATAAAAGTGAGTTTAAAAAATACGCATTGCTTATGATTACCCAATTATTAGATGTTCGTATTTTTTCTAATCTAGAAATAGATAATAATCAAGATAAAATAATATATAAAAATGAATTAATCGCGCTATTTTTAACATATATATTACATAAATTACAAAAACCAATTAAAGATGGTAGTATAGGCGATATTATTATTGATGATTCTTTATCCGCAAGTATTAATCGTCATTTATATAATTATTTAAGCGATGAAATTATTATACGTTCTTATCCAAAAGAAAGTTTTAATAATTTTGGAAAAATATTATACAATAAACTTGATGATGAATTAGATGGTAAATATAGTGTGTACGTATAATCCTTAATGAATAAACTATAAACTATTGATTTTTATTTATATGTTTAATTTTTTTATTTATAAACTTTTCTACAATTGTAATTAAAATATGTTTAGCGTCATCACCTTTAATTTCATTATTAATTTTTTCAATCAAATATTTACTTTCTCTTTTAATATTAATATTTTTATTATATTTCTGTCTGTCTTTAGACGCCTTAATATAATTACTTATAGTATCAATTGCTTCTTTTTTTTTTAAATCTATTATATCAAAATAATTATTATAGATTAAATTATATATTAACATTTTTGTGTTTATAATATCTATAATTTTATAGTTTTTCTTATAATTAGTTATGGAATTATCATAACCATAATCAGATATTATATAATTTATTTCTGATGAAGACATAGCACTTATTCTATCATTAACATAAATAGATAATATATCTTTCAGTTTAAATTGATCGAAATTAGAACTTTTGTCCTTCATATGTTTAACTATATTTTCTGTTATGTAACATAATCTTCTATGATTATTATAATTTATATTTAGAATATTATCTGTAATATTCTTGATGTAGAACATAATTATATAATAATATGAATTTAATTATCAATTTTTAATTAAATGCAATTATCGTGGTCTGTAGTAAATGTTTTCACATAAGTATTAAAAGGCCCTTTGTTGCACTCTCCTAATAATTGAAATTTATAATTACATTTTTTATTTGCATTTTTAGTAGTCTTCGCTTTTGATTGATAATTAAATAACTCATATGAATTTACTTGATTTCTAAAATGATCACTTATTCCATATTGATATATCCATTCTCCTTCTTGATATTCATCCTTCTTATATATGCAACTTTTTTTTCCTATAGACATCCCTGATAAAATATCATTTTCCATACCTTTAATATCGCAAATATTTGTAAAATTGTTATGATAATTCTCACACAATTCTATATTTATATTATTGTCAAATATTAGTCTTTGCTTATCAGTATAATTTTTTGATAATAAACTCATATTTTCACATGATATTTTTGAACTTAAATCTTTTGAATTATACTCTTTATTGTATTCTAATTCGTAATATTTATTCATAATTCTATCTATATAATATATTAATATTATAATGGGGTTAAAAAACATATTGAGAATGTAAATAAATGTAAATAAATGTAACCTAGTGAAAATAAAATTTTGATAAATAAATATAAATAATAGTTGTTATATTTAGAAGATTTACTAGTATATTAATGATTTTAAATTTGAATGCAAATAATAAAAAAGAAATTGAAGAACTTATTAATAATCACAATAATGTTATTATATTATATTATTCTGCTATGTGTTATTATTGTAATATTTTGAAACCTACATGGATTAAATTATGCGAATGTTTGAAAAATAAAAAAGACATTATAATAGTTAATGCAGAATCTTCTAATATAAAACATTTTAAAACAAAGTATAAAAAAGGAATTACAGGATATCCTACTATATTAAAATTTTGTAAAGGAAAAAAGAAGAGTGAATATAATGGAAATAGACAACTATCGGATTTAAAAAAATTTGCGAAAAAATAATTTAAGGATAAATAGAGAATATTATATATAATGGATAATTTGAATATAGTCGACGATATTATAAATAATAAAAATAATGAACCTTCTCCCGAAGAATTAGAAACTTTTAAAAATCTAGTAAATGATTGGTTTAAATATGATGACCAAATAAGAAAATTAAGTATCGCTATGAAGGAGCGTAAAAATTATCAGCGCGTATTAAACAATAAGATAGAAGAATTTATGTTTAATTATAAATATAACGATTTGAATACACAACACGGAAGAATTAAAACTAATGTAAAGGAATGTAAAGTACCTATTAAAATGAACGATATAAAAAATAAGATTATAAAATATAATGAATTATCGGGGGAAGAATTACTTAAAAAGATTTTTGATGATGAACGCGAAACTATTTTAAAAAAGCATATTAAACGTGTAATTCCTAAAGTATCTTTGACCTTATAATTTTTTATGAAAATATATAATATATATTTACTCACATGGTTGTTTTTTCCATTTAATGCAATACGCTGTACAGATAGTTAAAGCATAATATCCTCTAATATAGCAACCTTTTTTTCTTTCCATTTTATCGAAATGTATAGGAAATCTTTCTTTGAACATTTCTTCAATTTCATAATTTTTTTTACTATGGAACATAAAATTTCGAATAATATCTATAGAATAATTAGATACTATCTCGTTGATATATTCTTGTAAAGCATCCAATACTTTAAAATAGTAAATACGCAAATATTTATCATAAAAGTATTTATATTTTTCATCTTCTACATCATATTCAATATCCTTCATTGTATATTTAAAATCAATGATTTTATCATTAATATCTGGTACTATCAAATGATTTATAAAACAGATCTCGTTGTTCTCAAAACTATATACAATATTGCATTTCCTTTTTTTTGATAATGTAATAATATCTTTTTGAATTTCTTCGGGTAATTCATGGAGAAAATTTCCAGTAAAAATACTCATCTCTAAAATTTAACTGATATAATTTATATAATAAAATATATATATCAATTTTTATTACAAGATAAAAAATATATAACAATAGATGATATTATACTAATAACAAGTTTATGAAAAACATTCACAATTATTTTTATTATGTATAGTACTCCTAAATATATCATATTCATATGATGTTGAATAATATGCATTTTTTATATTATTTTTAATTATAGCACTTTGACAATTTAGACACGGACGTGAATATTTCAATGGATTATCAAGACTTTTTGGACCTATTCTAACAACATATATATCACATTCATTCAAAATTCCTTTATATTTTTTCTTTATTTTAGAAATTGCAGAAACTTCTGCGTGCATACTAAAATCTTTAATATAATAATTATATCCCGATGAAATTATTTTATCTTTGTATACAATTATAGCACCGTGTTTATGTGTATAAACAGGAGATTTAGATGCTACTTTAGCAGCAATGCTCAAATATCTTTTTTGCTTTTCGTTTGAAACTTTAACACAACTATCATCATTACATTCAAAATATTTAGATGTGAAATATCCTAGATTTTTGGAATTAAAACTTTCTGTACCTGTCTTATATTTTGGAATACGTACTTTAGTAGAATTACTCTGTGCATTTCTATCATCAATCATTATAATTATCAATTATATTATGTATTATATTATATAATTAGATGTTATATATATAAGTTATTTTTATATATTCTATCAATTTTTATTATGATTATAATAAGATTTTATATGATATTATTTCTATAAAAAATAGTATATTCTTAAATTTTGTTAACTTTGTACCATTTCATGTTCATAGCATAAGTTGTGAACTTTCAAAGGAGTAATTCTACCAACTCTTTGAGCTCTTCCAATTGCCTGGCGTTTATCTGCCGCCATTGAATGCAATATAATTACATCTGTTGCAATACTAATATCTATTCCTGAACCTGCATATTGAGTTGTTAGTAAAATAACATTAGTATTTTTATATTTAAAATTATTAAGAATATTCATCATTTGGTTAGTATTACCTTTTAGACAAGCGTGATTTATATTATTAGCAGTTAAAATAGTAGTTATTTTAGAAAATGCGGCATCTACTCTGCTAAATATGATGAACTTCCCAGATTTATTATTTAAAATTAATTCAATAAGTGTATCTTCTTTACTTAAAACTCCCTTTCCAATAACATCTTTATTAGGTAATTTTTTGTCTTCAATCTTAACAGGTACTATAGCAGTTAGATTTTCTGTGCTTCTAATTTCAGTACGACACGTAGGGCATTTCTTAATATTATCATTTTGTGTTGAACTATTTAATAGATTAATAATACAAGGACCGCAAAAAATATGTGTACAATCTAAGATAATAGGATGTGTAATATTATCTAAACAGATTGCACAAGTTTTATTTTCTATTTCTGTTATTCTTTCTGTTAAGTCTTTTAATTTATCTTTTAAATTATTCAATTCTACGTCAATTAAATTTAATTTATTAATTTTAACATCTTCTGGTATATCTAACAAAGATATATAATCACGTTCCTTATATTTATTATGTATGGTTTTGTTCATATCAGCACATATTAAGTTAGCAATACCAGCTTCTGTTTCATTTTTGCCTCCTAAATCTTTAATAGCTCCTGATATATCATTTGCATTAATTTTTTCTAGAATACCCTGATTTATATATGGTATAATTGCTTTTGAATAATGTGACATTTTACATAAATAAAAATTTTCTATTATTGGTGGGACATTAAAACTTTGTTTAACAAAGTCTTTATTACATTTAACTAAAATATAATTCAAATACTCTTCTTTTATTAATTCTTTTATATTATGATGTAAAGAATTAGATGAAGAATATAAACGATCACATATATTTAAATAAGTTCCACTTATTAACCACAAATATAAATAAGAAAGAGTGTCTATTTTATTTATAATATCATGGCACTCATCTATAATAACACGTTTCCAATTATAGATATATGATGAATGTTTTAATTCTTTGTATAAAAGATTATAGTACGGATCATAATATTTATATAAAGTTGTTAGTGTTGTATTTTTAATAAGAACAACATCATAATTATTAAAAAAATTTATAATTTCTTCTTCATTGCCATTAAATTTAGGCATATTTTTATTAATAAAATTTAAATTATCTATCGCTAAATATTTTAGATCAGTTTGTTCTCGCAATGTCCTTTCCCATTGAACATAAACAGGACCTCTTGGAACAATAATTAATGTTGAACTTATCATATTGATTTGATTAGGAACATTTTTATTACTTGAAGTTAATTTAAAATAATTATATTTTTTGTTACTATGTTGACTTATAACTTTTTGATTATTAATAAAAATATTATCTAATTTATTATGGGCGATAATAGATAATGCTGTTAATGTTTTTCCATAACCTACAATATCTCCTAAAATACCTATATTAGATTCTATTTCTTCACCACTCGAATATTTTATTTTTCTAATATTTTCCATCATAGTTGCTTTAAATACGCACGCCAATTGATGAGGTTTTAAATCCCTTTTAATTTTAACTGGTTGCGAAATTCTAGGAGAATCATAATCTAATTCAGTATTATATATTATATTGTCATAATTATTGTCATCACACATTTAATATATATATTATATATAATATGCAAATATATTTTATATACATTTTACATTCCGCACGTAAATGCGTATAAAATGATATAAGAAATATTTTTATATATAAAACATAATGGAAGAAACTAATAAAGTAACTGTAGTAGAAGATAATGTTAAACCTGTATTAAAAAAAATTGTATTTGCACTACCAGGTGATAATTTCAGTTCTCAATTTTTAATTTCTTGGACATCAACAATTAGCAAAGTTCTTGAAATGCAAAAATATGACATAATAATTGCTCCTGCGACAGGTTCATTTGTTTCATTTGTTAGAATGAAAACACTAGGTCTTGATACACGAAGAGGAGATACCCAAAAACCTTTTAATAACCAAGATTATGATGTATGGATCACAATTGACAGTGATATAATATTCACTCCAGAACAAGTAATTGAATTAATTGAATCTACTGAACACCATCCTGTAGTTGCTGGAATGTATAGAATGTCAGACTTAAAAAATTATGCATTTGTTAAAGATTGGGATACAAATTATTTCAAAGAAAATGGTACATTTAAATTTATTACTCCTGAAGAAATAGATTCGTGGAAAAAAGAGACAGGATTTAAATATTATCCAGTTTATTATAGTGGTATGGGATTTATGGCAGTTAAAAAAGAGGTTTTTGATAAAATGCAATATCCATATTTTGACTCTGAATTATCTGTAATAATTGCAGATGATGGAAAAACACTAAAAGATATATGCAGTGAAGATGTTGCTTTTTCTAAAAATATAATTAAAGCAGGATATCAAATAATGATTAACACTGATATTCGAGTAGGACATCTTAAACAACTTGTTATTTAAATAACGTACCATATTACAACATAAATATTTAAATAATATTTTAAAATATTAATTAGATTATAGAGCATAATGAATAATTTTTTCCCGTTAATAGAAAATATTAATAGTTATTATCCATTAATATCTTTATTAGACAACTTTAATATTTATTATTCTATAATAGCAATTTTTATATTATATTTATTATATTATTTTATTTCAAATTCTTTTATGATATTGATGCTAATATTTATAGGTATATTAATAGGTTTTTATATTGTATATTTAATGAGAGATACTATACCCTATATTTATAAAATGATACCTTCATAATAATTATTTTTTCTTTTTTCTTCCACCGCCCTTAATAATAGGAGTTTGTATTTTATTTTCAAGGGTCTCTATAGTCTCATTTTTATTTAATGAATTTTCTGGATTATATGATTTAATAGAATTAGCATTCTTAGATGATTTAGAAGATTTTGTTGAATTGGTATCAGATGATTTTGTTGAATTAGTATCAGATGATTTTGTTGAATTATTTGATAATGTTGAATTAGTTCTTTTAAGAACATTTTCTATATTATTAAAACTTTGTCTATCGTTTATTTTATTTGGGTCATATACTTCGTCTTTAATGTTTTCATTACTATCTATTATTTTATCATCTTTTTTTTGTGTTGAAAAAAAAGAAAATATCGACTGTTGCACATCAGGTTCTTCTGTTTTTTTCAATTGTTCTATATTTTTTTCCTTTGATTCTGATAATTGCCCTTGAGTAGATTTAGTAGATATAGATTCTTTTGATTCTAATGTTTTTTGTAAAGGATAATCAGGATTATCTTGAGGTTTATTTGAAGATGCTGCTATTTCAGTATTTGGAGTAAATACTGACATAAACGAAGAAGATTGTTTTGGTGGTTCATTAATTAAAGGTTCAGACATTATACTTTGAATTGTAGGAGCAGTTATAGCAGCAGGTACAGTTGCTGCGACAGGTGCAAATATAGACATAAACGAAGAAGATTGTTTTGGTGGTTCTTGAACTAAGGGTGTGGGTACTGCACTCTTAACTTTTGTATAAGGAGTTGATTCATTAACATTTGCATTGGGAGTAAACATAGACATAAATGACGAAGGTTGTTCTTGAGTTATATTATTAGGTTTTAACAATACTTTTTCTACAGGAGGTATATTATATTCTTGAGTAACACGTGGAACTACATAAGGTATAGGTTCGGTAGGAACATGTGTAGTATTCGATTCTGTATTATATGAAAAATAATAGTAATATACGCCAACTATAATAATAATTAAAAATATTAATATTCCAAAACCTACCAAAACCCATTTAAATTTATCCATTAAACCATCTTTGATAATTGGTTCTTCTTCCGTTTTCTTAGATTCTTCTTTTGGAATTTCTACTGGTTTAATAGGTTTTTCTTCTGCTTTAGCGGATTCTTCTACTTTAGCTTCCTTATCTGCTTTATCTGGTTTATCTGGTTCTTCCTCTATAATTCTATTATAGTTATTATTATTATATTGAACTTTTGAAGCAATTGTATCTTGTTCTTCTCTTCTTGCCTTCAAATCGTTTAATCCTCTTAATAATATATCTTCTTTACTTTCTGTTGCTGTTATGAAATCTTCTATATTTTTGCTTAATAAAGATATCAAATTATTATATATTTTTTCTGGATTATTTGCAGTAATTATTTTAGAATTATCATTATTACTTTTATTATCTTTCTCTAATAATGATATTAATTCATTAATTAATAATGTCATTTACTATATGTTCTATATTATTAAATTATAAAATAATATGTTTTTCTTCTTTATAGATTAGATATATAAATGGAATTGCTCAAACCTATTTTTGTTAAAAGATGGGTTGCAGAAAATAATTATATCGAATATGTATTTGATAATAATCCAAATAATAATTATAAAAATGCGATAGTATTAAAAGATTATATTTTTAGAGATATTAACATTAAAGAAACTCTTGACAAAATAGCATACCATATATTTAATTATGAAAATAAAAATTCTGGAGATATTTTATATCCTTACTATTTTTGGTCATCAATAAATAATGTAGAAAAATCTCTACTATTTAATATAAAAAAAATTTTATGGAAAGGATATCACGAAAACCCATTTAAATCTCATAATAGGGATTCTCAACAATTAAAAGAACCTATTGAATATTTATATAATGAAGATATATTAAATATTGATAAAATTAATATTGTCTTCTATAATGATTTTAATTATGATATTAAATATTATTACCCTGTAAAAAAGAATCATACTATTAATTTAAATAAAAAATTAGAAGATGCTACCATAGGATTATATAATAGTAAAATAATTAAAACTAAAGAAAAAAAGGAAGAGTATTTTGATATTTCTTTTTCTCATAAATACGAAATTGATTCGTTAATAGTTCTGTTTGATAATTTAAAAACAACAGACAAAATGCAGATAATACAATTAATTAATAATAATAATGCAGTATATAAAATTTATAAGAATCATACTATGGAAGATAAGGAATTAACAAAAATATTTAATTTAGATAAAAAGGAAGAGGGAATAAATATATATTATAAAAATGAAAAAATAAAATTAAATATTTCTAAAGATGGTATTTTTACAATATATATTAAACCTCATATGGACAAAGGTGAAAACATATCAGTTATAAATAAAATAAAAAATGAAATAGTTGAATATCTTAAAAATTATTTTAAAATAAACACAGATGATTTTAAAATAAATGATATTAATTCTAGAATAACTTATTCTGTTGATTATGCTGATATATCTTTAATAAAACAAATAGGTATGTTTGCTAATATTTTTCAAGATTATGAAAAAAATAAAGATAATAATAAGAAAAATAATGGAAGTTATATATATAAAAGAACAGATAATATAGATATTGATAATTACATTAGAAATCGTAAGAATTATAGAAAAATATCAACAGAAGAATTATTAAAAGAATTAAAAAATATAGGTATAAATAAATCTATCAATGATGTTAATGAAATTGTTAAAAATATGGATGAAATGGAAAATTATAAATTAAATAAACAAAATAATAAGGAATATAATTCTACGATAGATGTTACTGTAAATAGCGATAACATTGAAATAGTAACTAATAATTTTAAATCATTTTTTGAATTAAATAATTTCAAATATTGGTTGATTAGAATAATTGAAACTTCTAGAGTTACAAAGGCATCTAAAGTAAAAAAAGAAAGTCCTAAAAAAATGAGTTCTCCTATAAGCAAAAAAAGTAGTTCTTCTTCTAAAAAATCTTCTAAATCTTCTAAATCTTCTATAAATAAAGATAGTAACGACAGTAACGATAGTGACGATAGTGACGATAGTAACGATAGTAGTAGTTATAATAGTATAAAAAGTGATGAAGTTGCTAAAAGCGATAGTTCATATGGAGGAGGAAAAAACAAAGACCATTATTTAATAAATAAATTGAAAATTGCAGATAAGGAGTTATGGAATGGAGATAATCCACCAAGGCGTTGCCAAAGACCTAAACAACCCGTTGTTTTAACTGAAAGTGAAATGGAAGAACTTAAAAAATATGGAAATGAAAAAGTATTAGATAATATCATTAAACATGGTAGCAATAATGATAATTTAAATTATTATACATGTCCTCGTATATGGTGTCCTATTAGTAATATACCATTAGATGAAAAAATTGCTAAAAAAGATTTAAAGTGTCCCGACGAAAATGAAGAACCAATTATGATGAATGAAATTATGAAAAATTCAAATAATCCACGATATGCGTATATAATAAATAAATATAATCTTCCGTGTTGTGGTAATAAAGATCCCGGATTAAAGAAAAAATCTATTACTAAAGTTGAAAATATAACTGATAATGTAAATAAAGGAAAAAGAGGCAGAAAAGCTAAACCTAAAAAGGATGCAATATATGAATTAGAAAGTGATAATAGCGACAATAAGATAAATAAAAGCGAAGAAAATAAAGAGGAAATTAATGCTGTTAGTAATAATTATATAATGACACAAGTTCCTGTAATATATAAAAATAGATATGGTAATATTCGCAAAGAAATTTATAATGTGCTATATGATAATTACAAGGACTATATGACAAATTGTGTAAATCGCAATAATATAAATAAACATAATTGTACATTGAGAAAGGGTTTAAAAGACTTTACTTCTAATAAAAAATTTAACAATTACGATAATATCATAGATGTCATAGCGTTTTTATTAAATAAATCGAGAGATGGATTGATAAAAGATATAGAAAAAAAACTAGATATTATTGTATTTTTATCACTTGAGAATGGAAATGTATTTAAGGATTTTGCAGATAATGAACCTGTAATCCCAGAATTAAATAACGAATTGTATATTGAATTTTTAAACAAATTCGATAATAACCTTTTAAGTTTTCCAAAAATAGAAGAAAATTCTAAAAAAGCATTGTATAAAAAATCACGATTATTATATATATATAATGCTTATAAAAAATTTATAAATTATTTAAAATCAACTGATAGTAAATATGATAAAAATATTCAATATATTTTTTCGTTAATAGCAATAATATATAAAAAAATAATTATATCTTGGGAAATAGAAAAAGGCACTGATAACGGAGTGCAAATTATTTGTCCATATTATACAAAACTTATAGAATTAATTCCATATTTGGGAAAAACTCCTAAGATGATTATGATATACAAAGATAATAATAATGAAAAAGATAATATAAATAATCCAATATATGAACCTTTAGTATCAAAATCTATTAATTCAGCATTAGATAATAAAAACTATAATTTAGAAGACCACGATAATATCAAAAATATTTTAAATAAATGTTCCGAAAATATAAATTATGATGACAATATTGGTATATATGACAATAGACAAAATATAAAAGCAATAATACGTCGTGTAAATAACAAGGAAAATCTAAGTATATCAAGTAATTCTAGTAATTCGGGAAACTCTGATAAAGTAGGTAATGTATATGGGTTTAAAACACTTATAATAAATAGAGACTTATCTATTGATAAAATAATTTTGAATAACAATATAATTATTAGTTTCAAAAAGCAATCAATAATAATTATAAAATTGTTAATAGAATTCTTTAATATTAAAAATGTGGTTTTTAGCGAAGATATTATAGATCAAGAGTATAATATAACTATTAAAAAGGATGTACATAAAGAATTTGAAGATGATGCAAAACTTCTTGGAATAAATATTGAAAAATTTGAAATTATTAAAGAAACTAAAAATAATATAAGAGGTAAAATTAAATTTACTGATTATGAATTAGATGATAACATACAGTTAAATAGTGATTACTTTAATAAATATCACAAATATGTAAGTAAAAATGATGAAACTAACAAAAGAATGTATGAAATTAGAAAATATATCAAAGGTAAATTATTAAGTTCTAAATATACAGACGAATTTTATAGTAATTTATCTAAAAATCCTAGGGCAAATATTATAAATACTATACTTGATGATATTGTAGAAGATAATAAATATAGTAAACGAGAATTGCAAATAATATTAGAAGAGATTGATTTATCATCTATAAAGAGTATTAAAAATTGGTATTCTTTATCTCTGGGAAATTTTAAATATGATTATATAAATGATATTTCAGAAAATATTATAGAGACTGATAATGAATTAATATTTTCACAATATATTGTTTCTAATAATATTCCAAAAAATATAATAAGTTATAAAGATTATTATCCAAACAATATAAATAATGTTAAAAATCCAATTGATAAGGTATATAATATAAAATATGAATTAAAAAATAATCCAATAACAAATATACCAAAAATATTTAAGGGAATTGAATTTGAATTAAATTCTAAATGGAAAAAATATACTAAAAAGATATGGTCTAAATTGAGATATATTAAGATTGATTATGATAAAAATTATATGAAAGAGTTGTATGAATATTTAATAAATTATGATAAAAATTTAATAACAAATATATATACATATAATCACATCATAAATTATACATATGAAGAATATGAAGGTATATTGTGTAATAAATCAAATAATAGTGATATAAAAAGAAAAAATATTAAATTAATTGAACAATTATTTAAAGACCCGCATTTCTTTAACGTATATGTTAAATCAATGAATGTTATTAATAATACAAATAAGAATTTTAAGACTTTGAAAATATTTTTTGAAACATATTTTAATAACAGCGGAATAGACGAAAGAAGAAGTATTATCCAACATATTAAACAAGAAAACGCTATAAAATATTTTGGTGATGTAACATTAAAATTAATATCAAAATGGTTGAATATCAATATATTTATAATATATGAAAGAATAGAATACGGTAAAGGTGTGGAAATTGAAAAAAGGGCGGGCAATAAAGATTTAAATCTTACATCTGTATTTTATAGAGGGGGTACTAAGAAAAATAATATATTAAAACGACCTTTAATAATGCTCTATAGAAAAAAGAATAAAAATAATAATATATCATATTATTTAATAAAAGTTCACGAAAGTTCTACATATATATATAATGAATTAGATGATGCACCCGAGGAAATTAAAAATAAATTAATTAACTTAAAATACGATTCTAATGATTCTATATTATCTGGATCTAAATAATATTAATATTTTGCATAGGCAATTTATAACATTTACTATTGTTTTTATCAAAATTTAATTTAACTTGTAAATCATTCTCGCTATACATAATTTTTTCATCATCAACATCTTCGCTTATTTCTACAATTGTATCAAGGGTTCCTTCATTCATCGGGTTTTTATCGTTGATATCATTTAATAATTCTATCATATATTCTTCATCTATTAATATCTTACTATCTCCAGTTCCACACGGAGGTTGTTGTCCAAGCATAACATTTGCAGATACACCATTTACTTTATCATATTCTGCGAAAATGCTAGCATTTATTAGCATATCAGTTGTTTCTTCAAATGAAGATTTTGCCAGAGGTCCAATATCGCCTCTATTAATACCGTGTCTATCAATAGACATTAATTGTCCCTTATATGTCATCGTGTCAATGAGAAGAGACATATGCCTATAATTCATAGAACCTTCATTAGTAACAGCAACCAATTCTTTGTATAGCGCATTTCTTGCAGCTTCAATACCTAATGTATCATAAATTTCTCTAATGTCGTTTGAAATAGTACGAGTACTATCTATATTAGGATTCGCCAATAATTCAATCAAGTTTGTACCATCAGTGTCTAATACCCATTCCAAAATATCATCAAAATTGTTTGTATCATCATTATATCGAGTATATTTCTTTTTATTCAATGAAACTTTCTTAATTCCCTTATAGCCCTTTAGTAGTATTTGATGTACTATATTATGCTCTATTGCTTTAATAGTAGCAATTTCATCTCCGTCTTTTAGTGCTACATCTGTTAATTTTATACGGAATACACATTCTTCTGCATTATCATCACTATATACACAATCAATATATTTGTCATATGCTGCGTTCAGTTTAGTATAAATATCTATCATTTTTAATTTATACGAAACCATCTTTTGTTTATTAAATACTAATCTAAGAACCCACGGAGAAGAACTTCTTGCACGACACGATGTACCATTTAGTTCTTCAAACTCTTTGTATATATTCATTATACCTTGGTCTTCTTTGATATTTGTTTCGTAGTATTCTCCATTATCCCAATAAATCTCACTATACTCTAGAATATCAGATAATTTAGTAATTTCAATTGAATTCTTGATATTCATCGCGTGGTCTTTTGTAGCATCAATTCTAGGGTCATTGAAATCTCCATTGCTATTTTTAATAGGATTTACTACACAAGAAATGTCGTTTTTCATATATATGATTAATGTAGGTGTTTTTGTTTTTTTAGTAGCAGATAAAATTTCCTTAAGACGGGGTACTCCAGAAGTTGCTTTGACAGCAGCAGCAGTTCCAGATACGTGGAATGAATCTAGTGTCATTTGCGTGCCTAACTCGCCAATTGTTTGTGCTGCAACAATCCCTACCATTTCTCCTGGTTGTGCAATTGCCTGATTGAAATATTCTGTAATTTGTAAAACAATATAGTCAAATATTTCTTTTGTAAAATGATAGTGAAATATTAATTTTTTAGGGTTTAAATATAGTCTTAATAGGATATGTAGAAATCGCATACCTTGATTTAGATTTTTAATAAATAGTTTCTTTTCTAATTTATTTATATTATCCAATACATAATCAGGTGATAGGTCAGTTTTAACTGCTTCAATATTGATACTTAATAATCTATTTTGAGCAGTTGTAATAATTCTGCGGAATGGTATAGGATAATTAATTACATTTTTCTTTTCATAGTTAAATATTTTTTTAATGAGAAACAATTTATCTTCAATTATTTTTTCAAAGTGTTCATTGCATCTATTATATGTATCTTTGTCAATTGATTTTAGTACTTCTTCTGTTACATAAATTTCAATATTATCTGATTTTTTTAAATTATATTCTAAATCAAGTTCGATATTATTTTTATAAATACTATCTATAATTTGTACTTCAATTTTGCAACCGTCCATACCATCTTCTCCATAAATATACTGAATAATAGTACCATCTGCAGTTCTAACAGTATTATCATAATGAATTTTAGAATCTTCCATCGCCTTTACCAATCTTCTTTGAATATATCCCGTTTCAGAAGTTTTAACCGCAGTATCAATAAGTCCTTCACGTCCACCCATAGCATGAAAGAATACCTCGTGCGGTTTTAATCCTGATATGAAACTATTTTTAACAAATCCTCTCGCTTCAGGTCCGTCATCATATTTTGTAAAATGAGGAAGTGTTCTATCAGTAAACCCATATGTAATTCTTTTTCCATCAACATTCTGTTGTCCTACACATACAATCATTTGTGAAATGTTAATTTCCTTACCTTTTGAACCTGATTTAACCATATTAATCATTCGATTTGTTTTTTCTTCAATTTGTGCAAATCCAATTTTACCAACTTCGCTAGTTGTTTCATTCAATATACCAATTAGTTCTCTCTCAATATAATCTTCATTATTAAATATGCTATTATTAATAAATGTTCCTCTTCTAATTTGGTCTAATTTATTATATGCTTTAGTTTGCATTTCTTTAATTTTATTTTTTAGATTATCATCGGTTGTTTTATCAGTAACTAAATCACTTATTCCAACACTAAATCCAGAAGTTAACAACCATCTACATACTAATCTTTGAGTGTTATCAAGAAACTTACGAACTTCAAAAGGTCCATAATCATGATAAATAACTGGGATTAATCCTGTTGAAATTCCGTGAAATACATTTTTATCGAGATTTCCACACTCCAAAACACTATTATTAATAATAACTTTTTCATCTTTTTTATTTTTTCTATTTATGAAAAGACTTGGTGGTAATATTTGGGAATACGCTTCTTTTCCACTATAGCAATATTTATTTTTAGGTTTTGGCAGAGATCCTGTAAAATAACTATTAACCATTTGAATATTTGCCATTGTTTTATCGTGAATTTCTGTATAATCTTTAGTTAAACGATAAGAACCAACTAGAGTATCTTGTACAACTTCAATAATTGGTTTGCCGTCACGTGGAGCCAAAATCATATATGGAACTGCTGCAATATCCATCAATTCATTCATTGTCTGAATGCTTTGAGGACAATGCAAATTCATTTCGTCTCCATCAAAATCTGCATTATAAGGAGGTGTATCTAGAACATTAAGACGAAATGTTTGATAAGGCATAATAACAACCTTATGGCACATCATAGACATTTTATGTAGAGAAGGTTGTCTGTTAAATAATACATAATCTCCATTTGATAAATGTCTGTGGACTATATCGCCATTTTTTAATTCTTTAGCAATAGTTTCTAAGTCCTTTGAATATTTTAAATTAATAGTAGTATTTGGTTTTTTAATATATTTAGCACCAGGCCAATTATCTGCACCGTTCATAATTAACTTACGCATATGTTCAATATTATACTTATTAACAATTTCTGGGAAAGTTATATTAATAGCAACTTTAATAGGAACTCCTAATTCATCAATACTAATGTAAGGATCTGGAGTAATTACTGAACGCGCAGATTGATCAACGCGTTTTCCATTTAAATTTCCTCTAATACGCCCTTCTTTTTTTTTCATACGATCTGTTACAGATTTAAGTTTTCTACCATTTCTTTGTTGTGCGGGAGCAAGACCTGGCATTTGATTATTAATAAAGGTAAAAACGTGATATTGTAGTAGAATAGTATAGTATCTTATCGTTTCTTCAGTAGCGCCTTTATTAATTTTATCTTGAACCTGATTGTTTGCCTTAATAATATCACTTAATTTATGAGTTAAATCATCTTCGCGTCTTTGACCATTTTCTTCAATAATACTAGGTCTAACCGCCGGAGGTGGAACGGGAAGAATTGTACAAATCATCCATTCTGGTCTATTCCATTTAGGATTAAACCCCATCATTTCCATATCTTTCTCGCTTATTCTTTTGAATATTCTTAGAATATCTTCTGCAGTAAATTCCTGAGATACTTTTTCTTCATTCTTTTTATCTTTCCATTCTGCAATTATTTTCATAGAATTTTCTTTATGAATTTTTGTAGGTCTTACAGCACCACAACCAACAACATCATCATCACCGCATACTCTTAACTTTGTTGTTGTATTACATAGTTTATAATATGTTTCCCATCTTTTATGATTATTTTTAATAGATAGAATTTTAGCAATATCATTCTTAAAATCTTTATGAGTTGTATTTGGAGATATGAGACATTTTGAACATTTATAACAAACACAATTCAATATTTTTTTTACTATATCGAAGAACATAGCATGAAATACAGGTTTTGCGAGAACAATATGTCCAAAATGTCCTGGGCAAAATATATTCTTTTGCTCACATGTGCAACAAATACGGTTATGTTCTAGAACGCCCATTCTCGAATCAAATAAACCGCCGATAATAGGTTCGCTCCCTGCATAAGTATCTGTTTTATTAATCTCCACAACTGACCTTTTAATAATTTCATCAGGACTTAATACACTAAATTGAATACCTCTAACTTCTTGTATTTCAACTTTTTGGTCGTTATAAGATAGTTCAGGATAAATAGACATATCTCTTAATAATAGTAGTTAAAATAACTCATCTAATGTTTAAATATATAATCAATTTTTATATATTATTAGAAAAAAAACAATTAATAAATAATAATTCCTTATTTTTTTATAGAATATGTAGGGTGTAGTGCACCTGTTTTAGCACCAGTCGGTACATCAATTATTGTAAATACTCTACGTTTATAAGTATTATTTTTACTATTATTTGTAACTGTTATAACATTTTGCTTATTAGAAGAACCTGCTAAATTTTTAGAATCTTTATCTTTTTCAGGAGATACATCAGTTATTCTAAAAAATTTTCGCGGTTTAGAATATATTTTATTAAGTAAATAAGTATCTGAAACTAATTGTGGTTTATTAGTAAATTTTTTTTTATAAGATTTATCTATTTTTTTCTTATCTTTTTCATACTGAATATTATTTATAATATTATTAATATTAGTAAGCGCTCTATGAAATTCTGATTTAGGTTTACTTTTAACACTTTTCATTAGTTTGGCAGGTGCCGAAACATATTTTTTAGTCATTCTTATTATTATATAAGATTAATAAAAATAATCGCTGCTAGCAGGGATCGAACCTGCGACCACTCGATTAACAGTCGAGTGCTCTAACCAACTGAGCTATAGCAGCATTGGGTTACCATACCCAACTATATATAAAGTCTATTCCTTATATAATTTTATTATTAATTATTAATATGGAAAATAAATTTGAATATGAACAAGAAACTGAAGAATGTGTAATATGTAGCGAACATAAAATCTCAACAAATATGCATTGTTTTAAATGTAATAAATATATGTGTATACAATGTTGCAACAGTTTAACATCTAGAACATCTTTAATGTTTACTGAAAAAAAACAAATATTTATTAAATATCAATGTCCTTTTTGCAGATATATTAACAATAAACACATTAAGTTATTTAATAAAAATGAAATAATTTCTATATATTATGATAATCTATCGCAATTATCTGTTTCTCATAAATATAACGAAGCATTAACAAATATGTATAATGATTTGTATAATGAAAATAGAATTTTAAAGGAAGATTTAAAGAATAAAAATGAATATATAATTGAAATTAATGAACTAATAAAAAATTACAAATACGAAGGAGATCACGAGGAAACTATAGACACTATAGATCCTAGTTAATAATTTGTAAATTACGCTAGTAATTTTTTAACTAAATTATTTGTTATATTTTGAAATATTAATTTAATATAATTTTCAAAATCATCTTTGTTCGGTATTGATATATTTATTTTTATTTTCATATCTAATTCTGTTTTTTCATCTTCGATATATGTAAGTTTTATATATTCCTTGATATTAATTAATTTTAATGTTTTAATTAAACTACTATAACCCTTCTTTAAATTAGTAATTTCTTCTTTGCATTTCATTTCCTTATATTTAGTTCCATCATTTACAACCTTATATTTTCTTTTTATTCTTATATAATTATCATTTTCAACAGTATAAGCTTTTAAATATTCTGGTAATTCATTTACATATATATATAATTGCTCAACTTTCTTCTTCTTTCCATTTTTTATTTTCCAATCAGATATTTTCCATTCAATTATTTTATATAAATCTTCATTTATATTATTTGAATTATCAATTTGGTCATACATTAGTTTAAAAACATCATCAACTGATTTATCAATATTTATATTTGTTGAAAGTTCTATCATTATATATTCTTTATATTTTTTATATAAATATCCTTTATATTATTATATTCTGTTTCAATTATTTTTTCATCATATAACCATTTTTTTGATAATATATTATATTTATGGTTTTCATTAAAGAGAACATATATACATATATATATTACCATTACAATAATAATACTATTTGTAAAATTTTTAGTAGACACATATATTATTGATAATAAGATTATGCTTTGAAACATAGAGTTATTTATTAATTTTTGCTGTGCCGGCGTTAAATCTATTTTAAGATATCTTCCACCTATTTGTACAACGATAAAAAATAATATTGATAAGGGTTCTAAGGTTCCAAAAATACTTGCTTGTTCCATAATTTAATAGTATAATCTATTTTTTATTAAGACAATTATATATAAACATTGACAGATGTGTTTTTATTATTATTTATATTCTTATATTTCTCAATTTTATCAAAAATAATATCATTTATATCTTTATAAGATTTATATATAATCGAAGATATAGTTTTTTCAGATGTATTATTATTCGCATACGTAACTGAAGTAACTGATTTCTCTAATGTTCCAGATTTTTTATCATTATCTTTATTTGAATATCTTTCTTCTTCATCTTTATTAAAAAATATTTTTCCTTCAGTAAATATTATTATATCAAGGAGTAATGCTATTATTGATAAAAATAACAATAAACCTATTGTTAAATCCCATTGTATAATATAAAAATTTATAATAATAAGTATAATAAATATCCAAGGATTTTCTATAATTTCTAAAATATTATCGGGATATAAAGCAGCGGGGCGTAATCCCAATATTATTAAATATGCTATTAAAAATCCAGTTATTATTCCTTTAATAATATTATTTAATAAATTCATATTATCTTCGTGTATAATATCGCCAATATTTTCGTTTTTCTTAACATCAATACTATATTCTTTTTCTTTCATAATCCTTCTTTACAATTATATTATATAAAATATTTTGTTTTTCTTTCCTTTTTGTATAATAGAGAATATAAATATTAATTATTAAAATGCAATATTCAACACTTCAAGAAGCATATAATATAAGTACTTTTAAACAACCTACGGTGAAAAAAAGAAGTTGCTCTCAATCTAATAATAATCAACAATTATATAGTATTGAAAATAGTTCTTTTGCTTCAAATAAAGAAAGTATAGATTATAGTAATAATAATTCAAATAATACAGAAGGTACTAACAGTTCCGTTAAAATAGGGAATGCTAACGACTCTAATAATATAGGAAATTTCAATAATAATCAAATAAATAAAAATAGTGGCACTAACGGAGGAACATGTGCCCCTCTTCAGGCGCCAATGTATACAATACCCGTGTCTGGAAATTGCAAAAAAGAAAGAGATGAAGCAATTAAAACATATACAGAAGAAAATGTAAGAAATAACAATATTGAAAAATATAATAATTACTCAAATAATGTAGAATTATCTATAAACAATAACAACGATAATATTCGCCCTTTTTATGATGAAGATATGGAACAATATTTTGATATTAATAATTTAAAAGACGAAGTAAACTATAAATCAAATTCAGATATTAAAATAAATGACTATATGCCTAATTATAATAAGAAGTCATATACAAATAATAATACTAATGGATATTCAAACAATAATATTAATAGTAAAAATGGTATTAATTTATTAAATAATAATGAATATAATTTAAGTGAAGAAGAAAAGATTAAAGCAAGAGAGGCTCTAGATTATCTAAAAAGTATAGAAGATAAGATGAATAACAATGATGTTGCGACATTAGACCCAGTTAAACAACCTGAGTTAACAGGACCTGGTGGTTTTACAGTTAAGAAAACAGTCGAAGAAAATACATTAAAATCTCAAAATACAGAAAAAAATCAAAAGGAAGAACTTAAAATACCTACAACTATACACGATGCTAAATTAATTGAAAGTATAAATGAGAATAAAAAAACACAAAATATTTTTAATATGTTGATAAATATTTTTATATTTGTTTTTATAGGTATTTTAATAATATTATTATGCGATTATATTGCTGAACTAGCGATACAGATTGGTAGTACAAAAACTGCAAATACATTAGAACCTTACATTAAATATCAAATGTTATATATGCAGAATATGGCAAATAATACATCAATGATGCAAAATATGCAGGGAGGTGTTAATACTATACCTGGTATGACAAATATTCCTGGAACAATTCCTTTGCCGACAGGTATGCAGGTTGTACAAAATATTCCATATCCTATTCTAAAAAATTAAGATATTGTTCAAAATGTTAATTATATATTTAATTGAACATATTATATAAGATTTAATTATTAAATTTAAATATTAATAAATGCCAATAAATATATATGACCTAGTAAAATCAACACAGATAGTAGGTGAAGAAAGTTTAAAAAAAAGTACAGATACCGAAAAAGATAGTAAGAAAGAAGATGTAACTGAAAATACAGGATGGTGGAAAAAATCACCTGATGGTAAAAAAAGAGTTATGATATGCGGTACCTATCCTATCGGTACTAGTAACGGATATTCTAAAGTAGTATATTATATATCTAAGTATTTAGGATTGTATGATGATATTTCTCTAACAATATATGGTTTCCAAAATGTTAACAATACAAACGACAAAGGATTAAGAGATGATATTCCTTCTTCAGTAAAATTACACGATGTTTTAGCAGCAGAAAATCCAAAAAGAAATGGTTTTGGAGAATTAGAGATTGGCGATTTCATAAAAAAAAATCCACAAGATATAATTATTATTTTTAATGATAATATGATTACATCATCTTTAACAAGTACTATTATTAAGGAGTGTGGTGACGAAAAAAGTAAATTCAAACTCTACTCTTATATGGATCAAGTATATCCTTATCAAAAAAAGAATTATATAGATTTGTTAAACGCTTTTTTCGATGGCATTATAGCATTTACGCCATATTGGAAAGATATTGCGAGAAAACTAGGCATAAAAGAAAGTTTGCCCATATATGTATTTCCACACGGGTTTGATACAAACATGTATTATCCTATACCAAAAGATATCGCTAGAACCTATTTTAAATACGATATAAATGATTTCATAGTTCTAAATTTAAATAGAAATCAACCAAGAAAATGCTGGGACCATACAATAATTGCTTGGGTTGAATTTGTTGAAATGCATTATAATGTAAATGTTAAAAATACTATTAAAAAAAATAATGATAATACTAAACCCATCAAATTAATTATAGGAACAAACATAGATGCTTATTGGAATTTATGGGATGTAATAGAGAATGAGGTTAAATTTCGTAATGTACCATTAAGTTATGTAAAAGAAACAATTGTTGAAGTTTCTATGCCTCAACAATTATCTGATAAAGAGATAAATATTTTATATAATTGCTGTGATGTAGGATGTAATAATTGTAATGGTGGTGGATACGAATTAACAGTATTTGAAGGATTAGGTTTAGGAATTCCTCAAGTATCTTCTTATGTAGGAGGAATACGTGAATATTTAAATGAAAATAATTCAATACCAATTAAATCTACTATATATCAATATTTAGATAATAAATCAAATGGTATTGGTGGAAAAGCTGAAATAACAGATCCTCATGATTTTGCATTAGCATTTTGGAAATATTTTAATAATCCAGCGCTAAGAGTTAAACATGGAAAGAATGGAAGAGAAAATATCTTGAAAAATTACAGATGGGAAACACTCGTGAGATACTTTCATTCTAATATTTTAACAAAAATATAAAAATTGATACTTGCTTTATTTATTATAATTACTACAAAAAAGCAATAAATGGCTCTTTTTATCGACACTGAAACAAATGGACTTCCTGATATGAATAATATGAAGTGGGGAAATTATCCAGATTATTGGGACTTGGGTAAATATAATACTGCTAGAATTGTACAATTGTCTTATATTGTTACAGACTACGAATACAATAACTTGTATTTAGAAGATTATGTAATCAAACGCGAAAACTTTAATATCACAAATAGTGTATTTCATTCTATTACTGACGAAATTTCTGATACTGAAGGGATTGAATTTAACCTTGCGTGTGAAGAATTTTACAAAAGTCTTCAAAAGGTAGAATATATTTTCGCACACAATATTGCATTTGATATTTCAGTAATTAAATCAGAACTTCATAGAAGAGGTTTGAATCATATTCTTGAAGAAATTGAAAAAAAAACATTGGTTTGCACAATGAAACATACTAAAGATATTGTTAAAATTCTCAATAAGTTTGGAAAAAATAAGTATCCTTCTATGAAGGAGTTGTATATGTATTGTTTTGGTAAGGAGATCGAGAATGCCCATAATTCAAAGTATGATGTTATTAATTTGCACGCTATTATTAAACATATGCACGAATACGGATATCTGCAATACGATTTATAAGGTTTTACTATAAATATTGTGTTATATATTTTTTATAATTTATAGGAGGTAAGTTAAATGTCCTTATACACAAAAATGAGTACATAATTTATTTATTTCTTACATTTTAGAAGATTTTATAATTTTAATAAAATTTTTTAATTATGTACTCATTTTTCGGTTTTAGTATAAAAATTGATAATTTTACCTTTTAATTTTTTGAACTCAAAACCGAGCTCCATCGAAGATGCAAATATCTCGCTACTACTATCACAGTAATCGGAATACCGCAATTGTAACATTTATAAAATATGGCGACATTATAAATATCTATATTGACTTTGATATAGGAGATGATGAACAAGTATTGGAACTTGTAATTACTGAAGATAAATTAAAAACAATCCCAAACTTATGGTTATGTTACATTGCAAGTTTCTTCTTAACAAAGAATAGTTACTTATCGTATTATGAGGATTGTAATCCCGTAATTTATATTAAAAAGGTTTGGAAAAATTTGTATATTACAAATTACTACGGAGAACAAGAGATAGATATTTCAATCGTTTCAAATATACTATCAAATGATGATTATATTGAAAATATCTTAATTGATATTGATGATATTACATTAATTAACAACGAGTTATTATACAAATTATTAGAAGATAAGTTCTTAAGAGCAGAAGAATTGCTATTGAAATGTGAAATGACTTTTGAAAAAATAAGAGCCCTAAATAATATTATTCCTGATAACTTTCCAACAGATTTATACAATGTTATATATACTAAAATGCTAAAAGTATAATATGTGTAAGTTATTATATATATTTATAATTTTTTAAATTATAAAAGATTTGAGGATACCTACCTTTATTTTTATTAATTATGAAAGATATCATATCTCTGTATATACAATAAATATTATCATTCATAATCTCGATATATATTATATAAACTACTATTACATAAAATGTAAATATAAAATCATATTCTGTAATAGGTTCATTTCTATAATACACAATAGCAAATATAGGTATTTTAAATATAAAATTAATTAAGAAAAAATATAATAAATTACTATTTTTATTATGATTATAAATAATTATTATAAGAGCGAAAATAAAAAATAATATCGATATCGCTAATAATAATAAGGGATTAAATGGGAATATTTTTAATATATATCCTATAGAATATAAAACTATCCAAACAGATAAAAATTTATCTACAGTTATAATATCTTTCATTTAATATATATAAATATATATTAATATAATATATTAAGAAATGATCTCAAAAATTCTTTTATTTGTTTCGACATTAACTAATATTCTACTAGTTAACTCGTTTGTATATTATAATACATGTCCTCTATATAAAAATTTAAATATGCGGTTTTCAGGAGATATTAGTAGAAGAAATATATTAGAATTAATACCGTCAACAATAGCACCAGTAATTATTCATCCAAAATATGTCTTTGCTTATAAAGATATATTAGATAAAAATTATGATAAAATTAATAAAGTAGCAGTATTTGGAGCATCTGGGTATACAGGTGGCGATACTGTAAGAACATTATTAAATAAAAATATAAATGTTCTAGCGATCACTCGAAGAAATGTAGAAATTGTTGATAGAGATAATGCAAAAATAAACACATTAGTAATTGATAATATTAAAGATAAAAATAAAATTAAAAAAGTAACTGGTGTAGATATATTAAAACCTAACACATTTGATGGTATTCTTAACGGATGCGACGCTGTAATTTTCTGTGCTGCTTCTAGACCTCGTGTAAAAATCACTGGCACTCCAGGGACAGAAGCATACGATAAGATGAATAATGAAAATATTACACAAGGTACTATAGCAGAACCAAGTAGCGATGTAGAAGATATTGGATTAGTAAATGTTGCAAAAGAAGCAATTAAATCAAATGTAAAAAGATTAATTATCGTATCGTCAATATGTGCAAAATGTCAAATTGGAAAGGAAAATTATGGAGAAACAATTGATAGAGGATTTTCCTCATGTGATGCTTGTTACAAAAAACAAACAGGTGAAGAAAGAGTTCGTATTTTATACAAAAATGTTCCAAATAATTTAAGTTATACAATTGTAAGACCTGGTATGTTATCTCCAGGTGAAAAAAGAGGATATAAGGAGGTTGAATTTAATCAAGGTGTTTCTAAAAGTGGTATTATATCTCGAATTGATTTAGCGGATGTTTTAGTGTCTGCTGCAGAAACAGACAATGGTGCTAGAAAGACGTTTGAAGTTTATTATAAAGATACTGCACAACCAGTAGATATGTTTAAATCATTAAAAACATGCAAAGAAATGGGAAAAAGTGTCAAAGAATGCTTTTTCGGCGAAGGATATAATGACACATCCGTATTATCAATTGATAAAATGCTTAATACTACTATAAAAGGTACTATATTTCCATCTGGAAAAGAAGTATCTGGAGAAATTTATTCTAAAATGTTAAAATTCCTAAAAGAAGACATTTATGAAGATTATGATATTAATGTATTAATGTCTAAGGATATTATATAATATATATAAATATTAAAGTATATTATATATAAAATGTATAAAAGTGTTTTCCTAATTCTTCTACTTATCAATGGATATGATGCCTTTTCTACTATTGGTAACATAAATATATTAAAATTAAGAAATACTAATTCAAATGTAAATTTAGAAAGAAGAGATGTCCTAAAAATAGCACGTTTTATTACCTTACCATATATTTTTAATAAATATCCTAAATTCTCTAATGCAGATGATAATTCTAAATCAATAGACGATTTGAGAGAAGAGGCGTATAGAATTATAGAAATTATTGACGCGCAAAAAGATACCTTAAATCTTCCAACATTAGGAGAGACTATTAAGGAAATTAAAAAACCGATTAATGAAGATAATTTAGCGACAAAAAAAGAGGCTAAAAATATCAGCGAAAAAGAAGGAATTAAAAATACTTTGGATGATATACTTATTAATTTTAAAAAAAATGGCAAAAATAATCCTGAAATTGCTCTTAAAAACTTGCAGTCATATTGTTCAGAATCAAATGTAATAAAATCTAAGGATGTTTTTAGATTAAAAGAATTATTTGCAGATGGAAAATATGGAATCCTCTTGGGAAAGTTTGACGGATACTATATTACAAATTATAATAAAATCTATGATACAGAAATTAATGAAACATATTATGAAGTAGATGTAAAAATAGAAGCATCTTATAAAACAATGATTTATAATAGTATTCAATTTGATGAAATGTATTATCCAGAGATTTCAGGAGATCCATGTTATATCTTTTATAGATGGATATTCGTAAAAAAAACTGATAGATATATGCTAGATGGTTGTTATCTACTTCATAAAAATATCGAGTAACAATAAAATTACAATTTAGATTATAATTTAGGTTGTAGTGTAGGTTCTATATTATTTAATGGTATATTTACGTTATTTACATTATCTAAAAAATTCTTTCCTCTTTCATTTTCTAATTGTGTAAAAGTAGTTCCTTTATAACTACCTAATACCAATTCTGTTTTTTTCTTAGAATTATCTCTTAAATATTCGATAATTACTTTATCACCTGGTTTATATTTTTTCAAAATTAAATTTAAATCATTTGGACCCAAAATTTCATTATTATCAATAGACAGTATAATATCTCCTATATTAGCTATTTTTTGCGTTTTGTCTCTTACGACACCTCTTAATCCAGCATCATACGCGGGTGATTTTTCAGGAACTTCCAGAATCAATAATCCTTTATCAATTATTGGAATACCGCTTTTTTCAGATTCTAAAATAGAAGGATTTCTTTCCATATATGAAATACCCAAAATAGCTCTTTTTACAAATCCTGTTTCAATTATATCTGTAATAGATTTTACTGCATTATTTATAGGAATAGTAAATCCTATTCCCGAAGAAACGCCATTTCCTAAAGATGCTGTATTAATTCCAATTAATTCACCATTGCTATTTAACAATGGACCACCGCTGTTTCCTGGATTTATTGCAGCATCTGTTTGAATAACATCGTATATTTTACGACCTGTCGGTGCAGTTATTTCTCTATTATTTGCAGAAATAATACCTGATGTAAATGTATGGTCTTGTCCAAAAGGATTTCCAATAGCAAATGCATATTCACCAATAGTTGTTTTAATATTTTTATTGTAATTAATAACTTGCAAATTATCATTTTTATCTATATCTATTTTAAGTACTGCAATATCAAGGTCTGGGTCTATTCCTGTTAGTTTTGCTTTATAATTTTTTTTAATATTATTTTTATCCGTAATAGTTATTATTGCATTATCTACTTTATTTATAACATGAAAATTTGTTATAATATGCCCTTTTTTATCCCATATAAAACCTGTTCCTACACCTTTTGGCAAATCATCCTTATTTAAATTATATTTATCTGCCATACTTGTATATTCTGTACTAATATAGCATACAGAAGGAACAGAATTATAAAATATATTCGCTTGTTTTTTTTCAATATTTGGTAAGATATTATCATATAAAAATATGGAATTTAATCCTAGCAGATTAGTACCTAAATAAAAAAACATTATATTTCTTCTATCGCACAATTGTGATTTGAAATTTTTTTCGTTTGTCATTTGTAAAGATGATTTACGCAGTCTAGTAGGAATTATATTAGAAGTTAAATATGAATTTACAAACAATGCATTTGTAAATAAGAATACACTAAGTAATTTTCTCATATACATTTTAATTCTTGATATTATTAACTATTTAATATTTATATACTATTATAAAAATTGATATTTATATTTATATAATATAATATACGTGATATATGGTATCTAATACAAATATTAATTTTAATATTAATTATATTAAAAAGAATATTTTAAATAGTATTAAAAATATTGTTTTTAATTGGAATGGAATTATTTTTGGAGGATTTGTAAGAGACCATATAATTTCAGAATATTATACAGAAATTTTTAAAAAAAAAAATAACAATAACTTTCTTAATATATGGAATACAAATATAGATAAAGAAACTATTGCGAGAACACTAGTGCCAGATGAAATCGATATTTGTATGAATAATAAACATCAATCGGATAAAATGATTGCTGATATAACAAAAACTCTAGTCTCCGAATTTGGAGAAACAAATATAATAATAACAAATGTTTTATTAATTAATAATTATGATAATTTCTATACATATACAGATAATCATTGTAACAGTATATATAGATACTGTTATGACATTCTTATAGCTAAAATCCCTTATATTACTGAAGGTATTAATATTAATATAATAATTGATGTTATTATATCAGATAATATAGTTCCTATTGGAAGATTAGATTTATTATGCAATGGATTTTTTATGACAAAATATAATATTAGTTTATTAAATAATACAGGAACAGAACTGGATAATTTAGGATTTCTAGAAAAGAAAGAGATTGAAAGTAAAATAATAAAAGATATTGTAAATTTTAAAACAGATTATTGTATGAAATTTCCAAGAATAACAAATATAAATACGCTATTTGCTATTAAATATAATGAGCAGGCATGTAAAAGTATTGAAAATTTAGCGAAACATAAATACAAATGGGAAATAAGAAATTTACCTATCGTTTTAGTACATCCTAATAATTATAATAATATATGCAAAAATTGTTGTCTATGTTTTAAAATTTTAAAGAAAAAAGAATGTAAAATTGTAATTCCAGATAATGAACTAAATAATGCAAATAATATAGATAATATAGATAATATTATAGGTTCATATATGCATAAAGATTGTTTCTTTCAATATATGTATAAACAATTAGAAGAAAAAAAAGCTACATTTAAATATATGATAAATGATAATGAAATGTTATTGAAATGTCCTATGCAAAAAAATATTAATTTTAATATTGATAATATTAATAATATCATAGAAAGATATCTCTATAATTCACAATTACAAATAACTAATTAAGATATTTGTTTCCAGGTTTCACCACAATGCTCACAAACATATAGATATTTCATATTTTTACTATCGTATTTAATATATATTACTTGTTTTTTATTTTCAGGAGCATCGCATTTTTCATTCGGACAATTAATTAAAGGGTCTTTAATTCTTCTTAGTGTAGGATCGTAACGCAGATATTTATTTACATGTTGATTATATAAAAGGTCATCTTCACTATAAATAGTTTTTGATATTTTAATAGCACTATTTATAGTTTCTACTTTTTCAAATTCACAATGCTTACAATATTTAACTAGTTTTTTTTCCTCATTTGATTTAACATATAACATATTGTCGCATAACTCACAGAACTCCATTTTATAATAGTAATAAGAAAATTATAAATCTTATATAATCAATTTTTAATTATCATCCTCATTATCTTCTAATTTATAAGAAATTCCACGCCATCCCTTATTATCATAAGGTACTCCAAGTAATTTCTCAAAATATGCCTTCAATTGATTTCTATCTGGACATTTTTTACTCTTAATAACATTAGATGCACACCATATACGAAAATCATTATAGAGTTTAGTTATAGTAACACGAGGTTCTTTAATCTCAACATCAATAATAATCTTTTCATTAATAAACTGTCCAATAACATCATTATTCTGTTTATAACTTTCTGTCGCAATTCTTACTTCTGAAGGTTCGTGAATTGAAGCAGAATTTATATGTTTATGTCTTTCTATCATCATACTAATAAAAACCTCTTTCCATTTTTCAAATTTATCAGTTAGTTCAAAATCCATATGAAATTCATTTTTATTAGTATCTGGATTTTCGCAAAATCTGCTCGAAAAATTACATACCTTAATACGTCTCCAAGTACCTCCGTCATCACTAGGAACTTCTGGAAGTTCATTACACGTCAAAATCATTTTAAACTGAGGTTTAAATTCATAAGGTTCTTTAAATAAAGTTCTAACTAAAATTCTATCTTGTCCAGAAAGTTCTTTCATAAGACCAATATTTAATCTTTCATTTTCACTGGGTTCTTGCATAACTGCAAAACGTCTTCCTTTAGTTCTTTCTAATTCACTTTGAGCAGCATTACTAGCAGCTCTTTTTTGAGTTAAAAGAGCAATTGGTAAAATACAGTAATAATCTCCTATTGCTTTTTGAATTAAATCTAACAACTTAGATTTTCCATTACTTCCTTGACCTGTAAATATATAAAAACGTTCTTGTGAAATGCTACCATCTAATATACAAGAAAGAGTATCCATAACATAATTTCTAAGGTTTTTATTAGTAAAAATTTTTCCAAAAAACTCATTGATATCTGCAATTTCAGGTATTTCGTTATTATATTTTATATAATTATTTTTAGTAGAAAGTAATATATAATCATCTGGCATTCCATCGCGAAATATATGTAATTTTAAATCATATACTCCATTCTCAAATCCAATTAAATGCGACCTACTATCCAACAATTCTTCAAATTTATCATCAACAAATAATGTCCTACACTCTTTCATAATAGAATCTTTAAAACTAGCATTTTTCAATTGCTTTGAAATATTAATACATTTCTTGCTTTTTTCTTCATTAATATTTTTCATAATTGGATCTTCGCAATGTTCCGCATAGTATTGACTTCTTTCAAGAAACTTTGTACAAATATCTACACTTAAAATCTTTCGCAATTCTAGACCTTCTCTAGCTCTAACCCATTTATGTTTTTCTCTATCATATTTATACCAATTATCTTTCGAAATTGCTTTAAATTCATCCTTAAATATAGCGTGAACTACACACGCAATGTCATAATGGGAACCATCGCTACCTAATGCCTTATCAATCAAATTTATAATAGATTTATTAACAATATCATTGTATTTTGATAAATTATCTTGTTTTGCCCACCACCTCAATGTTCCAATACCCATATTATCTTTTCTCATTTTGTCCCATAGTTGTTGGCATTCACCTTCAATATATACACTACTTATTTTTGAGAACTCTACCCATGTTTCTAGAAGCCTATAGTCAATATTTCTTAACACCCAACCTAAATTAATCCAATCTGTATAATTATCTGCGCGACTTGAGGATAAACATTCGTTAACTAATTTTTTAATAAAGGTGAATTCATCTTCAGATACATATCTTTTATCATTATTCAATGCTTTTCCCAAAATATTATTTTGTACTTTTGATTTTAATTTATGGTCAAGTGCAGGTAGAATATGTTTACTATATTGATTGATTTCGGTGATAAACTCTTCTTTTATAAAATTAATATCAATGTTATATTTATTTCTCATAGAAAACAATTTTATAAAATTGAGTTCATCTGTAGCATTTAATGTATAATCACTTTTAATAGTTTCGTTATTTTTAAATTTATATATAGAAGAAACGCGATATGTATCACAATCTGGTTTTTTACTACCATACATTTGCCAACAGTTAACATCAATAATTGCTTTATCTATGATTGATTCATAATCATTGCATATTGGCAAATCCTTAAAAATAGTATCTGCAATATCAATTATTTTTCTTCGTATAAAATGCTGTACGTTATTAGAAATAATTATTTGTGGGAATACAATATGTATACCGTCTTTTAATTTATTACGAAATTCTACAGGATTTGGTTTTTCCATTACATACGCAATAGTGTTTTCATCACTTATATTAAGATATTTAGAAATAATGTTATAATATCCATCTAAAATTTTAAATATATGACCTTCATTATATAATCTCTCATATCTTTTATTATTATTTAATGAAGAATTTGAAGTTTGAGAACTGTAAATTCCCGATTTATCATCGGGGATAGCAAAACGAAAATCAATATCAACACGCAAAGGACTAGGATCTAACGGTTTTTCTGTAAAATATAATTGAATACCATTAGTGAGCGCTAAACTATATAAATTAATAAATTCATCATAATTTTCACTCGCTATATTAAGACTGACCTTTGGAGATCCAATACTTGTATTGGTAAAAGGTTTTCCCTTCTCAACGCGGTATTTATTTATAAAAGAGCGCAAATCTTCATTTATACCCATTATTATAAATAATATTACTTTTATATATATATCAATTTTTATTTTTATACATATTTTACATTATGACCCTAAATATTAATATATATATTTGATGTAATAATATTTTTATTATAATAATATAGACGATATTGAAATAATGAGTATTAAATATTCCAGTCCAAAAAATATTAAAAATCCAAATTTATTTAGTAAGCAATCGCTAATAAAATTAATAAATGCTTGGAACGACAATAAAGAAGATAAAATAGTATATAAAAAAACATATTCTATGTCTAAATTGTCTGAACTTTTAAATGATAAAATTAAACCTATTTGCAATGATAAAGAATACTGGTGTTGGCCCGGAGCAATAAAGGAAATATCAAAAGATAAACGAACAAAAGAAATAATAATGAACATTGAAAAAGAGGAGTTAAGACCTGAAATGCCAGAAGAATGGTATGCAAACCCTATAGAATGGTTATCAAATTATGATATTGAAGATGTAATGATACAATATAACAATGATAGTAAATATAAATTCTGTTTTTTAGGTGTATTTCCTATAGATTTTTCTGAAGAGGATAAATTTGGCAGATGCTTATACAGTCAAATATGTTCTATTGATATAAATAAATATATTAATAAAAAAATAAAATATATAGGATTGATAACAAATTTGGATAAACATAACGAACCGGGTTCTCATTGGACATCCACATTTATTATAATAGATCCTAAAATAAAATGTTATGGTTCCTATTATTATGATAGCAATGCATCTGCTATTCCTAAATATATTTTAAAATTTTTAAAAAATATTAAAGCGCAATTAAAAATAAAATATCCAGATAAAGTATTTAATATTCATAATAATAATGTTAGACATCAAAGAAAAAATACAGAATGTGGTATGTTTTCAATGGCATTTCAAATAAGATGGTTAAATGCCCTTTTAAAATATAAGGAGTTAAATTTTAAATCCCCATATCAATATTCCGATTTTATACAGTATATAATAAAAGCAGAAAATATTAAGGACGAAACTATGGAAGAAAGTAGAAAATATTTATATAGACCTAACTTTAAAAAATATTTAAAATCAAAAAATATGCAAAATAAAATATAAGTGCAATTAGTTAGATAGTTCTATTTTCTTTGCAACTAATAAGACTAAAATATCCCAAATGGGGGTTATAGATGATTTTAAACAGGAAAAAAACAAGAAAACTATAATTATTGCTTCAGAAAAGATGATTAGTGATAAATACAACATTAATATTGATAATAAAGAATTATTAATAATAATAGAAAATATTATATTATCAATATGCAATGATGCTATATTAATAAAAAATGTTGTTAAACTTATAGAACTCAACACTATTGCATTAACAAAAATAAAAGATTATGTAGAAAAAAATATTATAAATAAAAAAGAAGAAATAATATATCAACCAGAACAGGTAGAAAGAGAACTTATAAATAATAAATATGATACTGAAGACTTATTATCAAAAGTAATAGAATTAGAAGAAAAACGAAAAACATTAAATACAATAGTAAATCTTGATTCTATAAAAGAACCAGATATACCAAATGTTGCAAATAATATTGAAAATAAATTTAATAAAAATTCTACTTATGCTCTTATAAACAACCCTGTATCATCTAATACAAATGATAATATAGAATTAGTCGCATATATTATTGAAAAAATGGAAAGTATAATAAATAATAAAAAAAACATAAGTTATAAAAATTTAATTATTAATAGTTATAATAGAGATTGGACTATCTATGATAATAGAAATGATTTAACTCTTTCTATTAATATTGATTTAAATAAAAATGTTATTGAGCCCAAAAAATTATTAATGCCTAAATATATTAAAAATATTACACCATATATTAATATGATAATAGATGATGGCAAAAAAACTCAAAAATTTCAATTTATATTATGTAATGCAAATACAAATAATGGTTCGTGGGATTTATGGGATATGATAAACGGAGATCAGGATAATTTGAATAATTTTATAAATTTAACTAATAAAGATTGGGTAATTTCATTTACAGATTTTTTAAATAACAAATTAAATCTTGGAACAGATAATATAAATATTAATAGAATATCTAGAACATTAGAAAATAATCAATATAATATAACAATAGATATGAAAGATATTGTACTATTTAATGAGTATTATTTAGAATACAATAACAAATATGATAATATATTATTAAAAACTATTGATGAAGAAGATATTATTTTAAAAATTATTGAAATTAATAATAATGTTATAACTGTGCTAAGCGATAAAAATATAATTGATTATATTGATGGTACAATATTAAATTATAAAGCGCAATATACAATAATTTTGAAGTATCGTTCAAAAATAGCAAAATAAAAGTAATACTATATTAATAAAGTTAATACTGCAGTAAATATAAAGATTAACATTGATACAATATCTATACGATATAATAATTTTATTTTTTCATCTGGACTAATATTATTTTCAAATTCTCCTTTAAATACTTTGTTATAACTGAAATCGAACATATAATTATATATATAGGTATAATCTAATATATCACCAGCATTATTGATAAAATTATCAGATTGAATTATTATAATAACAAGAAATGCAAAAATACTAAATAATACTAAATGTATTATAACATTTGATGTATTAGCATGTGTATTTAAGTAATTAAATATAATACGGAGTTTATAAGCATCTAAATTAATAAATATTATAAATAACAATAACATTGATATATATAATAATGCATATATCATAACGGAATATTGTAATGTTTTTATTATATTATATTCTATTAATAGTTCAATTATTGCAATTGATATTGTTCTTATTATAAAAATTAATAAAATAAATATTGCTTTATCTTGAATATTTACTTTAAGAACAATTTCAGGGTCTAAATCATTTAATATGATACTATTTTTTAATTTTTCACCTTCTTCTAAATATGTAAAATAACGTGCAGCAGGATTAGCAACTTTGCTATTATTACTAATACCCTTTGTATATTCATCCCATAATGTTTCATATATTAATTCTTCATCTTGAACCTTTTTATTTTTTTTGGTATTCGAGGCAGATGATTCGTTAATATTTTCACTAGTAGAAGCATTTTTTAATAAATCTATAATAGTATACAAATCATTATTATCAGATATATCTATTAAATTATGTAATTCTTTTAGTTCCTTTCCTTCTGTTAATTCTTTTTGAATGCTATATTTAATATCTATTGTATTTTTATCTAATTTACTCATATCAATTTTACTATTATAAATTGATGCAGTTTTATTTGTTATTTCTTTATTTTCTTCTGCGCGTTGAAATAATATCGCAACCTTAGTTATATATTCATTTAATTCTCTTAAAATTATACAATTATCTACATTTGTAGTATCTACAAAATTAAGTTTATACCTATTTATAATAGCCAATATATGTTCGTGATATTCAGTTGCATAAGGTATTTTTTTCAATTTAATTAAAATTGTATATAATCTTTTTAATTCTTTAATTAACTCTTTTTTTTTTTCTTCAAGATATTTTTTTAATTTATCTAAATTAGCAATTTTATAATTTATCTCTACAGTTAATTGGGTATCGCTCGAATACACAATATTATCATTATCTTTTTTTTTTCTTCTTCTTTCAAATTCGTCATTATCTTTTTCATTTTCATTTTCATTTGAATTTTTTATTTTAGTTTTTGCTTGTTCTGTATCTGCTTTTATTTTTTTAAGATTAATAGAAAATTCTTCTTCAGGTTCTCTTAATATTTCATTTATTAATGCCTTACCGTATTCTTCGTTACCTTTATTTATAGATGTATATATATTTATTAAATTAACATAAATTTCTTTTAATTCTGGTAAAATAGTATCGATTAATATTAATTCTTGGTTGTTATTAGTATTACTATTTTGATAAGTAGGGTTATTTACAACTTGATAATCTGTAACTTGATTTGTAGAATTGTTAGATGGGTATTCTACCCGTTTTGGAACTTTTATATTTTGCGATTCTAATAAAGGTTTTTTAGCAAAAGGTATACTTGCACCACCGGATTGAGTATTATTTTTAGAACTATCAAAAATGTTTATTAATGCTAAATATTTTTTGTATTTTTTAACACTATTATCTTTTATTATTTTTGTAATATTATTAATATTTGCTTCACATTCTGTATTAATATTTATTGTTCCTTCTTTTTTTTCTCCATCTATTTTAATTTTATTTATATTAACAATATCATCAATATCTTCTTCTGAATTAATTATATTTTTAATACTGTATAATATATCTTTATCAATTTCATTTAATTGTATATCAGTATTTTTAATATTTTTAATTTCTTTAAAAATATTTGATAAACTTGTATCTAAATAATCAATTGATAATGTTTTACCACCACCAACCTTTTCATTATAATTTTTCATTAGATTTAAATCCGCTAATCTTGATGCACGTTCTGTAATAATTTTTTCAATTTCAGTATCTATTCTATCATTCCTTTTATTAGATTTTTTTTTATCAATCTTATATATTATTTTTAATTTATCAATTATGTCTTCTCTAATAGATTTTTTAATATCATCATCATCAGTTATAATGTTATTTTTTAAAATTTCTATTTTATTTTTAAACTCTTTATAAAAATCTAAAATAACAAATTCGTCAATATCTTTATAATTAGAAGATTTAAACATATTATTAAGTTTATTTAAATCACTTGCGATAATTGCCTTTTCTCTATAATTTTCATTAGTAATTATATTAGGAATATAATAACTATCTACACCCTTATTTTCTATTTTAATGTAAGGATATTTACCTTTAATGTAAGACTCATCTCTAATAAAATTTACATTTGCAATTGAATTTAAAACTTTGTCAGGTATTTCAACATTATCATCAAATTTTTTTTCTTTTATATATTTTATAATTTTATTTCTAATTTTACTAAAGTCATTATCATAACTTACATTATAATAACATTTGGCGGGTGGTTCCTTATTTTTTTCTATTTTTTGCCAATTATAATAGTCATACCTGTAATCATTCTTAAATAATAATATAAAATATTGTCGTAAATCAGATATGATACTTTCACCTATAGGTTCACCATCGTGAAGTTTATTATAATCTCCTGAATTATTTGTAAATATATGTAATGCGTCTATTCTTTCGCCCATATAATTATTGATAAACTCTATTATAATTACTAGATATAACTTTTTACTAAAATTTTGTTGCTATAATACTGGTTAATATCCATAAATATATAGTAAACAAAGATAGTGATTTATTTAATTTTTTTCTTTCTTCATATGATATAAGTTTCTCTTTTTTTCCTTCATCTTCATCTGTATAATTATTGTATTTTTTAATATTTAATATAACAGGTACTACAATTAATACACATATTATACACGAATGCACTAATAATCTTGTTATACCATTTGTACCCATATAGAAATAATAAAATAAGGAACGAATACTATTAAGCGCATTACCTATGTTCATATAATCTACTTTAAAAGTATTATCAATGTTTATAAATAAAACAAAGAACCAAAATATCGCAATATATAATACAGCGTAATATATAAAACCTTCTTCAAAACTTTTTATTATATTAATATCAATAGACCATTGTATTAATATTAAAGAAACATATCTTATTAAAAATGTTGTAAATATAAAAACAAACCTATCCTCAAAAGATATTGGTATATGCACATAAGGATTATTTGGATTATTTTCAAAAGAAATTAATTTATTTTTAATTTTTTTTAAATCTTTTTCATCTGCATTTTCATTATCATTAAAAACATCTATATCATAATTTAATTGTAATATTGGATTATTATATTCATTTTTTTCTTTATTATCATCATCGCTATAATTTTTATTATTAAAATTTATTAAATTTTTTAATTCATAATGTTTTTGTAAGACCTTTACAACTTTTCTAAATGTATCATTGTTATTATCACGGAGATTAACTACATTCTGAACTTTGTTTTCTACAGATGTATTATTTGAATCTGGCGAATAACCATAATAACTTGACGATGGAGAAGTCGTAGATTGTGAATTTGCATTTTGTATTCTTTGAACAGGATCTTGAACAACTCTTTGATTTAATTGTTGTGCTATTGTCTGTATTTTTGAGGGATTTGCTGGATTTGTTGGATTTGTTGGATTTGTTGGATTTGTTGGATTTGCAGCAACATTTGTAGGAGATGCAGATGCAGCTATTTTACCAATATCTTCAATTATAGGATAAATGCTTCTATCTATTTCATCATTTATATCATTAATATTTTTATATTTTTCTTCCAAATTATTTGTTATATCTTTAATTAAAGTTATAAATTCATTTTTTGTTATATTATTGGTAATGTTAACATCCTTATCCTTACTAAATAACTCATTCATAGTTGATGATATTTTTTGCATAATTTCTTTTTTATCTTTTGAGTCTGCAATTCCTCCTCCTTTTTTTATTATATTTTTAACAACCTTATTTACATATTCTTCTTTAATATTTTTACCATAAACACTTATTATTAAATCCTTTATATTTTTATGCAAAGAATTTTTTACATCTATATTTTTTTGTTTACCGATTTTAATTTTATTTATTAATTGAATAATTTTTTCATTTAATATAGCATTACTGTTAGATACATTTTTTGCATATCCTCCTTTTTTAGTTGCAAAATTTAATTTTCCCAATAACCCCTTTTCATTTTCATTTAGATTTTTTATTGCGTTTAATTTAGTATAAATATATTTAATAATTTTTGGGTTTTGATTATACATTTTAATAAAATTCATGTAAAAATTATACCGAGCATTATAATTTTTTTTTAAATCAATATCTTTTATTAAACTGTCTATTATATCTAACTCTGTTTCTTTATTTACATTATAGTCTTCATCATCTATATTACTTGATAATATTTTTGCAAATTCTATTTTTTTATCCATTATATTAAAAAATAATACTTCCTTATAGGTATTATAGATAAAAATATTAATTTTGTATAGTATATATCATTTTCCATATTATTGAAAATAACAATAATCCAAATAAAATTACAGCGAGCATATAATTAAATACAGTTCTATAATAATATAAAATAACATAATTAAATAGTAATAATATAATAGACCAATAAAATATTAATATAATAGCAAATTGTGATAAATTTAACTTATTATATATTGCATCTTTATTTATAAATTTTTCAATTCTTTTCTTTAATTCTTCTGCTGGTTTTTCGTTAGTAAATATGTCAGAAAGTTTTATATCTTTAGGATTTATTCTTTTAATATTTTGCAATAATTTTTTATAATTAAAAGGAATATATGCTGATGGAATATATTTGCATGGAAATAACCCAAATATATATAAATAATGGTCATTTTTAGGGTCAAAATTACTCTCGTTTAAAAAAATGTTAGATATCAGTCTATAATTATAATCATTGTTTTTATCTTCATTTTCTTGTCTTAACATAAATAGATAAGGTATTTGAAACTCTTTAATTGTCATATTATTATATTTATCATATATATATATAATAATTATTTAAAAAATCATTAATATTATAAAAATAAGTAAGTATTATGAGTTAATACTTAAAACATATTCTAGAGGAAATGCACCAATTAATACATTATCAATATTATAGGTTTGTTGGTATGGTACATTTTCATTCATATTAAATAGATAGTTAAAATCTTTGTGTAAATCATTTTCATTTTTATCTCTATTTAAATTATTTTTATAACAATGTATAATTTTATTATCTAAAAATATTCTAAATAATTTTATAAAATCTAATCTAGTTTCGTTATAGTCTTTAATATATTTATCTTGTCTTAAAATTTTAGACATTGATATAATTTCATTTATACAATTTTTAAGTTCTTCTATATCATCGTCGATAAAAGCAAAAGCGTCGATAGTATCAATATTAAAACCTTCTAATCTTTTTTTTAAACTATTAAGACTTTCCTTAGACATATTTTTCAAATAATGATTATGAAAATAATTTTCTAATGAATTAAATTTAAAATCAGCTTTTATATCACAATCATTATAACAATAGTTATCATAGTTAATGGCGTTCGGTATTCTCACAATAGGTTCATATAATACAGTTCCATCTAATATTCCAAAACAGACTAATAATAATACCCACATTATAAAAACTAACGCAATTATTATAATATAAAATTGTTTTAAATCAGGTTTATTGGAAAAAAATGTCACAAATATATAATTTAAACTAACAGTTGGTGATACTTCGTTACCTTCTTTTATATCATCGTTCCAGTAATCGTCTTTTACTTTATACCATATCATTCCTGATGTTAAAAACCATATAATCATTATTGCAATAATCAATTGATAATAATTAACACAAAATAATATTGAATAATATATTAAATAAAAAATTGCACTAAATCCTATCACCATCCACATAATATTAGTTTCATAAACATTCTTTTTAGATATTATTGAAATATAAATATCAAATAATATAAATAATGAAAAAATCACTATTGTAAATATAATGAATATTTTTAATAAATCACTACTTCTATTTAATGTAAAATAGTAATTATTATAATTATTTAAATTATCTTTTAATTGACTTATAAATATTTTGTACGAAAGTGTTTCGTGTACATATAATTTTTTATTATTATAATCTATCTTTTTGTCATCATATTTATAATAATTATATAATATAATATTTAAAATAGTATTTAATAATAATAATACTGAAACTATAAACATAATTATTACATAAATATATAATATCGCGTCTATAATTCTCTCTAATATAGCTTTTACCATTGTATCCATAATATATCCTTTATTAATATTAATATTAATATTTTATTATACAAATCTTAATATATTTATAATACCAAATATAGAAATACCAATTTGTGTAACTATCCACATCGCTAATGTTTGTGCATTTGTAATATTTTTATTAAACTCGGTATTATCTCCTTTTGACATAATTTTTAAAAGAATTAAAATTATTAAGATTATTAATATATTTAATCCCATCTCAAATGCCAGATATAAATTTAAAGGATATTCTGGACCATTTAATTTAGATCTTCTTACTTTACCAAAAGCATCATTAAATTTATTTAATGGAAAATCTGCATTTGTAAAAGTATATGTTTTATCTACTGGATTTTGCCTTATATTACTATCGTGAGATCCTTCTAAAAATATACAAACGCCTTTATATATATTAACAATATTAGGTTCTTTATAATTATTTAAATGATAAGGTATTATATCTCTAAAAGTTAAAGTATTTTCGATATCTTCATCAACTTCTGCAACTCCTATATTTGCTACTCTTCCAAATATTAATTTATTCAATTTAATTAGTATATAAGGGTCGTTATTATTCCATTCAATAAAATATATATATATTGTTAATAATAACTTCAACATTTGTTGATAATCTTCCTCTTTTTTATGCGAATGCTTATGAATAGTTTCCAAAGTTGAATGTTCCCCTTGTATACGACTGTTATGTATATGTTTATAGTTCTTTCCCAATTTGTTGTATAATTTTTTAAATTCTTCAAAAAATTCTTTTGTATAGTAATTTCCATTATAGTTGTATTCAGTATATGTAAAATGTTTATTAATACTTAGCATTTTATCTTCAAAATTTTTATGTTGAAGTTTATAATCATTTACAGTTATATCAATAACAGAATATTTACCCTTAGATATGTCAATTTCTTTACCATAGGATATATTTTGAAATAATAAAAGTAACTCTTTATTTACTACATTTCCATTAAATGGTGTTATAAATATTATAATATTTTTTTTAAAACATTTTATAACTTCATTTCTTATTATTTCATCTGGTGTAATTAAATTATTATATAATTCTGTTATTTTATAATATGCTCTATTAATAAATAAATAATAATATATTACACTATGAATAATACAATAAATTATAATAAATATTGGAATTATTATTAAATGTATATGTTCTGGTTTTATCAACATAAGAGATTGTGGAGTATATTTTTCATCATTTGCCTTACTAATCATTAATGATAATTTTTGCTGGTAAGTTTTTAATTGATCAGGAGTATTATCATCAGAAGGTTTAGTATTATTTAAAAAAAATATCTTAAATATAGAAATTAGAATATCTAATGTAATTAAGATAGCAATAATTAAAAATATAATAAATATTAATGAAAATATTAATTCGTACAATTTATTACTCGCTAATATATATAAGTTTGAAGAATTTTTATCATACGCGTTATATAAATTATTAGGAAATAATAAGTACAAACGATTTAAGGCGTATCCAAATACATCTCCAAACATATCAGACGATTTTTTAATATTATTATCTATCGAACTTAAAGTAAATGTTCCAAATATTCCATTAGTCCCTAAAATATTAAAACTATTAGGTTTTCCACCATTCATAATATTTTGTTCATTATTCTCACTTATTATATCATTATATAAACTACTATTAATTTTTTTAACATCATTATAGTTAATATTACATTTTTTTCCTGCTTTATTTACATTTATTTTAAAATAATAATCTACACCATCATATTTATAAATTCCATAAACATCGTTTGCTGTATCGAGATTTAATAATTTTGAAGGACCTTGCAATTTTTGTTCTTCTTCTATTTTTTGCGCTTCAATAAACGTTGCTTCTTCTGTTTGACATTGACTTACACCGAATTTTTGTCTGCATGCAGATAACGCTGTAAATGCCACTGTTGCTGATGTACTAGATGATGATTTGCCAGCACCTTTAAAATGTTCTTCAATATTATTAAATATAAAATTCATTATATAAAAGGTCTTTATTTAATGTATTAAAATATTTTTATTATTTTATCAACAATGTATTATTTTGGGGCACCAAATGAATAAAGTAATTTTTGGTCTTGATCACTTAATCTACTAAAATCTTCTTCATCTAATTCTATATTTTCTACTGACCAAATATTCGCAATTTCATCAGCATCTGTAGTATCAAAATATTTCGAAGCTTCTTTTTTTAAATTATCAGTATATGATGAATCTGATGCAATTGCATTATTTTTCACTTGTTTATCTTTAATAATTTTTGCTAATTTAGTACTAAATTCTATATTTTTTTCTAATAATTTATTAAAATCATATTCTAATATATTAACAGGGGTATTATTAGGAGTTGCCTTTTCAAGTTTTTCAAAATTTAAATTTTTAATATCATAACATTTATCTTCTTCATTATTAAATTTAATTATTTTATCATCACTTTTTTCATTAAACATTTTAATATAATTTATTAATCTATAGTTATTTATATCTTTTAATCTTAGACTATACACATCATATAGATTTTCATTTGTAATTATTAACTCTTTAATATAGTAATAAATATCTAATAAGTAATTTATTATTGATAAAAATGTAATAACAACTATTACAAATCCAATAATATATAAAATTATTTTTATTATATAAAACATAATAGGAGTTTCTATATTTTCTTCAGTATCCATATGTATAATTATATTCTTTATTTAATTAATTATAATAAAAATAAATATGTGTTATTTAAGAGTTAAATAAAATTGAAATAAATAATAATGAAAGCACTATTAAAATTATTTTAAATATATTATTGTATTTATCTATTGTATATTCTAAAGGGTCTATATTAATATTTAAAAAATTTTTGAATATTTGTTTAAATTCCGTTTTTATGAAAAATACAATAGCAAAGAGGGAGAATAATACTCCGCTAAATTTTGTAAATAATAAATCTAATTTATAATAAAATATATTTACTTTTTCATATGCCTTAATATTACTATAATTATTCTTTAATGTATCTATAAATATTTTATAATTAGTAAGTATTTTTTCTTTATTTACTTCTTTTTTAATAAATATATTATTATAAATTGGATGAACGTAATTAATTGTTGAAGGAAACATGTCTTCAATATCTTTGCCACTTAATAAATCAAAAATACAGTAATTAGATGATTCAAATATGTTTTTAATTAATTCTCCGTCCTTCTTTTCTCTACGCTCAAATTCAAATAATTTATATGTAATATGAGATTTTAAATAAAATTCAGAAGGATTTGTATTATATAATTCTAGAGATTCTTTTATTTTTGCGTTATCATTAGAGTGTGCATTAATATAATCTATATAATTTTTAAAAAGATCAATATGATTTGTTACACTAGCCTTTTTTGCATTATCTAATTCATCACTTATATAATAATCTAAATATGAATAATTTATATTATCTTTTAATAAATTTGTTATTGTATTTATATTTTCTATAACATCATTTTCTTTTTTATTTAATCCTAAAAAATTATAATAAATTAAATTTAATCCATAAATAACCGTGGATAATGCTATAAATAACATTATAGCATATATGCATTCATATTCATAATTATAGTTTTTGTAAATGTCTTTATTATAATGTTTATAAAATCCTAGAATTTTAATTTCAGAATTTAGAGAATTACTACTAATATCATTTGCTATTTTATTAGACCAAAACAATATGAATAATATTAAATATATTACAAATAATGTAAAATTTCCGGTATCAAACAAAATATAAGAATTAAATATTTTATATTTATCTAACGTACAATAAGTTTTTAGACCTTCGCCTTCTTTTTTTGTTATTACATATCTATTTGTATAATTAATTAATTCGATCAAATTTATTATGAATAATGCAATAAATAATATTATTATTATAAATAGAATAAATTTCGGAAAAATATTTAATAAAGTTATAATAAGAATTAATATTAATATTCCAACTATGATTTTAGCTATGTAATCAATCATATTATATATAACCTTTATTAAATATATATTTTTTATATTTTATATTTTATATTGCTTTAAAAATCCATAGTAATAAAAATATTGCTATTGGATAACTTAAGCGTAATAATAATTCTTGGAAATCTGTTAGAATATTGTCTCCTATATATTTTGATAAATAATAAGTTATCATACGGTCAATTGAAATACCGAGAACAATAACTAGTGAAAACAATGCTAGTTTTACGACCTCTGTTTTTTTCATACTCATTCTATCAAAAAAATTATATTCATTTCCTTTTTTTCTATAATTATCATTTGTAGTATAATGAGAATTTTCTAACGAATTATAATTTTTTAATTGATTATCATATTGGGAATTTAAATAAAATTGCTGAGCAGATTGTTGATTATGCGAATGTTGTATTTGTGGAACTTGTATATTTTGTTGTTGTAATTGTACAGGTTGTTGAATTTGAGAATTATTAGCATTAGAAGAAACGCCAGGTCCTTGTACTTGTGACGCTAAAGATATATTGGGATTATATTGGTTCTTATTCGTTTTTTCTTCTCCATATAACATCATATCATTTGCAGATAGTTTATTTAATTTCTGTGATGAATATGCGCTATCTAAATTATCGCTAAGTAAATTATCATCATTTCCACCATATAACATATTTAATTCTGTCATAATATATATCTATATTATATGTGGAAATAAAAAAAATATATTAAAATAATAATCTTCTAGTATTACAGATTAAATGGATAAAATGTTTGATTATGAAAGTCTATTTGCATACATGTCTCTAATATTTGCAATTGCAATATTTATTATATTGTTATACGGATGTTTGTCATCCACTTATAATAAAACTATAGAAAATTTTACAGAATCAAATACACTTGTTCAAGAAGAACCTGTTGCTGCTGTAGTAAAGGATTTAGAAGTTAATGAAACTGAAGGTATTACAAAAATAAACTTAGAAAATAAGGGAAAATATTTTTTTAATACTCCGCCGAAAATAACATTTACAGCACCGGATGGAGGTACCATACCTGAAGCAACAATTCAACTAGAAGATGCGCCTGTTGCAGGAACTAATTTATATGAAATAAAAGAAATAGCGATTAAAAGCGATAAAAGAGGTACTAAATATAAAACAACAGATAAAGCGCGTATAGTTATACCAACAAATGAAGTTTATAAAGAGTTAGCAAATAAAGAAAATCCATTAATAAATTTATCACCTACACAAAAAACAACAATAATAGATTTAATAGAAGGATGCGAATCATTAAGCACAGCATTAAAAACTAAATATACAGGATTAATAAATAAAGCAACACTTCGTCAATATGATGTAGATGATATTATTAGAGAATTAAGAAAAAATTCAGGCACAGACGTAGAAGTATAAATGATATATAATATAAGGTTTGATAACTGATATATAATAATTTTATTTCTCATAATAATCTTTATATTTTTGTAGTATTACACCTTCTTCGCTATATTCATTTTCTTTTGCAATATATTCTTCAATATTATCACGAGAATACTCGTCAAATTCTTCTTCTTCACTATCTCCTTCTATTTCTTGTTCGTTATATTTATATTCTATATAATTCATTTTGTACTCTGGATTTAATATAGAACCTTCTGGAAACTTATTTTGTCTAGGTTCAAAATAATAAACTGCAAATGTAATATTATGATTTACTCCCTTGAAATCATATAGAGTTCCCTTTATTGTTTCAAATATCAACGTTAATCGCGATAATTTACCTATAGGATGAAACTCCCTAACAGGTAATTTTGTAATAACTAACCTTTCAGTATTAATACCAATATTATCTACACGAAATTTTGCTAATCCAAGTGAATATTTAGTATATGATAATGAAGCAAATAAATGTTCTTCTATTTCAGGACATCTAAGCAATATATATTTATTACCAATTAAATAAACTATTCCTGGAGAAGTTATTTTATAGGTATCATAAATTGCAGTATCAATAACCCTCTTTTCATTAATATTATTATATACCGAATGAAACATTTTTAACATTTCAGAATTTGAATTATATATATTTTTATATCCATATCTATCGTCAATATTTGCGGGTATTGCATTTGCATGTAAATCAAAACCTAAATTTTCGCTTATTGTTGATCTTTTCATATCTACAATAAACGGAAGCATACAATATATATCTATAAGATTGCTCAATTCTGCAGGATCAGTATGTTTTTTAAATCCTAATTCGTATGTATCATATTTATCATATTTTGTTAAAAGGGTTTTAAATGTATAATCACCTTCATCAATAGGTAATCTTCCAAATATATCTTTATAGTTAATATATATTTTATTACCACTATTTGCTATTCTTTCCTTATCTCTCTCTATAATATTATTATTTACAGAATATAATTTATACCATATTGGAAGATTATTAATATCTATAGTATTATTTTTACATAATGCAATATCTTCTATTGTAAGAACCTTATTATAAATTTTAAAATCTTTTATATGTAAATTAACATCATTATTCCATCCATTAATATAAGTTAATTCATTTAATTTATTAACTTCATTAAATGTTGAAATAAATTTTCTTCCAATATATTTTTCAGTATAAAATACATTTTTTATTGACCTATTATTGTTTTTTTTTTCATATATTTCTGCTTTTGTCGATACATATATTGTCCAATCGTTATTTCCAGCAATACTCCAACAAATATGATTTTCAACTGTCAAATTAACACCTTCTATTATCTTTGTAATAGCAATATCACTATCTTCATACCCTATTGTAAAATATATATCATATAGAGATGATAAAGGGGTTTTATTTTTTTTTATATACACTAATATTCCGGAATATAATTTTCTTAATTCATCTATTAAATGCAAGTGATAATATCCAAAATTTAAAATATAGTATTTTGTATCCATATTTATTATATTTGTTGTATCAGGAGGTACTTTTATTTTAAATGAAAAAGTTATTCCTAAATTATCTCCACCAATTCCATTATTATTATATATATTATATAAATGAATATTGTTACTAAGTTCTAAATAATTATTAGTTCCTATTATTGCATATTGATCTTGTGAATATGTACAATTTGCTTCTAAATCGGTTTTATTTTCTGTATCGTAAATACCTCTTGTTATATTAATATCATTTGCATTTTTACCAATATAGTAAAAAAGTTCATTATTTTCATAATCAATATTATACATAGTACGCGGAATACTAGAATCTATAATTTCCATACCAATAACATTTTTGAAAGGTACAGTAAAATCTATAGTATATTTATTAGGATTAGGATATTTATCTCTATCTCTATCTGCACTATCTATTAAAAATGTATAATGTTGTTTTATACTATTATTTTTTAAATAATTTATATCTTCTATTGACATCCTTTAAATATTATATTATTATTATTATTTATATCTAAAAATTGTTGAATATTGTCTGTTTAATAAATTTGTCCTTTTTAATGTTTGAAATCTTTTTAATTTTATTCATAATTTTTGGAAAATATTTACAAATAAAAATTGTAATATAATCATCATTTTTACCAACGTAATTTTTTATAAATTCTTTAAAATATATATAAAATACTGCCCTCAAAACTATATAACAATAACTATGAGTATTCTCTCTCCATAATTTATTATCTTGCTTATCTATAATTTTCTTAACAATTATAATGTTATGTTTTTTGTCTTCTTCTAATAATTTCTTAAATGATAAATTATTTTCTATTGATGCAAATATTACATTTAATATTATTGCAAAGGTCTCTATAATTGCCTCATTTGGAATAAATATCTGATCATTTGCTATATTACATAGTTTTTTTAATACATTAATATTTTTTTCTTTCCAATCTTCGTGATGTATAGCATTGTTATGATGTAATAATTCGTGTATTATTACTTTTTCATAATCTTCTTTACGAATAATATATATATTATTTGAATTTATATAAGTAAATCCTCCATTGATATTTTTCGCGCTTATAATATCTGTTTTTTTATTTGGAAGTTTTCTTTTTAGCGGATTTAGTAATATATAATAGTTTATATTTTGATTTGGTTTAATGTTATATAAAAGTTTAACTAAATATACTCTATATATGCAATTATACAGATGTTTAATAATTTTGTTTGTTATACGAATATTCATTAAAATATAAAAGTTTATATTTTTATAGTTTATATAATATGAATATCTGCAGTTATTTGAATATTTTATACAAAAATCCCAATCAAAATAATTATCACCTTTTAATAAATTTTTAAAATTCTTAAAAGTATCTAATTGTATATTAGATATATAACATTCTTTACTATTAAATTTATAATTTTTCTTAATTATATTATATAATTCATATTCATTTGCATTAATTAATTTATCATTATTGTATTGCATATTCATTTTATATAAAAAATTGTTGGCTTTCTTTTATAATTGCAGATATATATTTATTTTCCTTAAGTTTTGAAGAAATCATTAATATTTTAGTAGACATTATATTATTATTTAATATATCATTGTTAATTAAAATTTTATTTTCATTCCATTCTATGGATCTTTTTATAAAATATTTATAAACATCTGTTTTAATAGAATATATTAGATTTGTTTGTTTTATATCACGAATCCAATTATTATTCTTATCTAAATATTCCCAAGAATTATTCTTAATATATCTATATTTATCTTTTAATATTTTATATACAACAAATGATATATCATAATGAGAATTATTAATAACACATAAATCTATATAATTATTTATATCCATATAAAATATAATAATAATAAATGCTTATTTACAAAAAATATAATCGTGAAAATTTAAATAAAATACTTTCTAAACAAACTTCAAAAATTCTAAATGAACTTAGATGTATCAATATGACAATGCAACAATATGAAGATAAGGAACATATAAATAAAAATATGTGTTGTGTAGAATTTACAGTAAATGCAGAAAACGTCGAGAACGGAATTGTAGAAAAATTACAAGAAATAAGATCAAAGATACAAGTTCCTTATAATAATGCCATACCCCTTCCAATATATGTATCCATAGGAAAACTAGTGGAAAAAGATAAGGATTTTTTACTATATGAAAAATTTATTAAAGATAATAATGATTATTCTAAGACTTTTCAAGAGAGATATACATTTCAGGGTAATATTAATATTATAATATATGTTCCAAATCTTATGAATAATGTTACAGATTATACATATTATCCATCGATTGAAGCATATACAAATCAAAATAAATGGATGGAACTAATGACACATCCACGCTCGTATTTTTTAAGAATAATTGGTAATGTAAAAAAAAATAATAATGCATATAAAGTATTGACTAATAATATATGCAAAGATTATGGTTGTGTATCGAATGCTAAAGAAGACATAAGTACGATGGCATCAACATTTTTTTTACCTACAAAATGTTTACAACACGAAAGTTATGATAAAAATATGAAGGTAAAAGTATATAATATATATCACGTCAAACCGTGGGATAACGGAGACCACGAGTTAAAAAAAAGATATAATGAAGTTCTTAATAGAACACTTGACGAAAGAAAAGGGGATGGAGAAGATGATGTGCAAAATGACAATGATGCTGATATTGAAGCAGAAGAATTAAAACAAGTTAAGACATATGCTCTTGCTTCTGCATTAAAAGAAGAATATATACAATATATAGATAATGGATATAATAGACAAATAACAGAAGACTTTCAAGTAAGAAATGCAACAACATTTCCAGGAATACAAGAAATAAATTATAAAATGTTTAAATTAAATCCTTCTAGTGATGTATTTGCAAATAAAGTTAATTTTCATTATATGCCTTGGGGGGACAAACTTTTGAATAATCAATATGTTCTTAACGAAGGTAAAACTTTTGATTTTGAAGATGTTAAATACATTTCTAAAGATAAAAAGGAAAATAAAATAATTAAATTTAAATCATTAAATGATAGGCATTATATGAAATTTGGAGAAGATGGAAAACTTGCAATATATGATGAAGGAAGTGATGCTAAAATAACCGAAGTTCGATATTTATCAAATATAGAAATTATCAATGAAAATAAAAAAAATGTTAATTTTGATATGTCAGGAGTTTTACATTTTAATAGTAGTGGAGATGCCCAATCAAAGACTATAAAAATACAAAAATTATCTTTTAACCCATATAGCATAATATTAGATGAAAATAATCCAGGAAATTTATTAATTTATGGAATGGGATTTGAAGAAATACCATATAGTTGAACATAGTTGAACATAGTTGAAATTGATAATATATCTTTTTATGTCGGCGTAATAATATATAATAATATATAATAATATATAATATTAGAAGAATGATAAATAATGAATGGAATATATTAGATTTATATTTTAAAGATCATAAATATCCATTTACAGGTCATCATTTAGATAGTTATAGAAATTTTGTAAAAATTAAAATACCAGAAATTATAAAATTAAATAACCCTATTACTATGATTAAATTAGATGATATCAATAAAAATATGATTGTTAAAGTCGAAGTATTTGTAGGAGGAGAAGAAGGTGACAATATATATGTAGATAGACCTATTAGTTTTGAAAACGGAGCTCCAAAATTAATAACACCAAATGATGCAAGAATGAGAAATTTAACATATGAAACTCATATTTTTGCTAAAATAATTGTTAGAATTACTGACGATAAAAATGTCGTAAATAATATTGAATTTAACAATATTGCAATTGGAAGTATTCCAATTATGCTTCATAGTGATATTTGTTTATTAAAAAATAATGGTTCAGACATATTAAAATTATTAGGAGAATGTCCTTATGATACAGGAGGGTATTTTATAATAGATGGAAAAGAAAAAGTTATAATAGCGCAAGAAAATATTGTAACTAATAAATTATTTACTAGTAAACTAAAAGACGATGATATAAATGGGTTCAGTTATAAGGGTGTAATTAGATGTATTGCAGATAAAGGTTCTGTTAAACCATTTAATATCGAGTTCTATTATGTGGATACTCCTGTGTTAAAAAATGGACTTTACAGGGAAGACAATGTAGATATTAAATATATGACTAGTAAACAATATATATATGGTTCTATATTAGTATCTTTACCTTCATTTAGTGAAAAAATACCTTTATTTATTTTATTTAGGGCACTGGGAATAGAAACTGATAAAGAAATATATAATTATATTTTTGGCGACGAACTCGATAGTAATGAAAAAGAGTATTTTGATAATTTTATACGTCCTAGTATCATTAGTTCATATTATATTTTTAAAGATAAAGAAATATACATATATACACAAAATGATGCATTAAATTACTTGAAACATAGAGTTAAATATGGTAGTGTAGAGCATGTTAAATCAGTTATAATGACAGAAATTTTTCCTAATATTGATGAATTAGATAATAAAGGAAAGTATCTAGGATATTTAATATTACAATTTATAAAAACAGTTACAGGAACTTTGCCGCTGAGTGATAGAGATAGTTATATATATAAACGTGTTGATATTAGTGGTTTTAAACTTACTGAATTGTTTCAAGAATCTTATATAAAATTAAGAGATAACATTAGAATTAAAATAGATAATGAGTATTATTATGGTTCTTATAAAGAAAAAGGTAATTATACAAATATTGTAAATAATAATAATATTTATAAAATAGTGGATTCTTTAATAATTACACAAACTTTTGGAAAATCATTAAAAGGAAGATGGGGGTTGATTAATAATAGTGATCCTGAATTAGGAATTGTTCAGGATTTATCAAGAATTAGTTATATAGGATATTTATCACATTTAAGACGCGTAAATATTCCTATAGATAGAAGTGTTAAAATAACTAGTCCTCATAGATTGCATTCGCAGCAATGGGGAATGATGTGTCCTTTTGAAAGTCCAGACGGTGCTTCTATAGGATATCTAAAAAATTTATCATTATTAACAAAAATAACAGCAGGGTTAAATATAAATAATATCAAAAAATGTTTATTAGATATTGGAATTATTGCTTTAAATAAATGTAATTTATTAATTAATAAGAATATTACAAGAGTATTTTTAAATGGAACATTATTTGGATATACTGGCGATCCAATTTTTGTAACAAGAATATTAAAAGCGTATAGAAGAAATGGATTAATTAATATATTAATATCTATATCCTGGAATATTCCTAGTAATGAAATTAGAATATTTACAGAAGCAGGTAGACCTTGCAGACCTCTTCTTATATTAAAAAAAACTAAAACAAATGAAAATGAAATATTGGTATATCAAAATAATTTCACTAATTGGTTTGATATGTTAAATGGAAACTTCAATAAATTAGCAGATGAAGATAAAAATGATGATTATTATTATAGAGATATTTATAATAATCCAATAAAAACAGAAGATGCTTCGTCTTCTATTGAAAAAATTGGTGGAGCTATTTTTAATATAGGAGGAGGAGGTAAAAAGAAGATTGATACTGACATATCTCTTCTCGAACATAATGATAATTATAGAAAAATCTATAAAAATATATTAAAAGAATTAGAAGAAAATGGTGCGTGTATAGAATATTTAGATAATGAAGAAAGTGATACTGTATTAATTGCAATGAATAAAGAAGATATTACATCATATCATACACATTTAGAAATACATCCTTCAACTATATTTAGCGTGGTTACGGGTAATATACCTATGTGTAATCATAATCAAGCAGCGCGTAATGTATTTCATGCAGCGCAATCTAAACAAGCAATTGGAATATATGCTACAAATTTTAATAAAAGATTTGATACTATGAGTTATGTATTGCATTATCCGCAAAGAGCAATTATAAATACAAGAATTGCACAATACACTTCAAGTGATTATATGGCGAATGGATATAATACAATTGTTGCTATTATGACTTATTCGGGATTTAATCAAGAAGATAGTATTATGATTAATAAGGGTGCTATAAACAGGGGTTTAAATTATTTATCTTATTATAAATCTATAACAGCAACAAGTAAGATAGTATCTGCGTATGAAAGAATAATTTTTGGTAATCCTACAAAAATGAAAGATAAACTAGGTAAATACGATGAATTAGTTGGAATTAAAAATAAAGACTATTCATATATAGATGATAATGGTTTTATTAAGAAGGGAACATATATACCACAAGGTCAAGAGGTTATAATTGTTGGTATGTTAAATGTAAAAGAAATATATTATGAACATAAAGAAGGAGTTTTCACTATACAGAAGAAAAAAACAATATACAAGGATGTTTCTATAAGTACTGATAATTCATTATACGGAACTGTAGATGATGTATATATTTCTAATAAATTATCAGGAGAAGACTCTATTATTTGTAAAGTTAAATTTTTAAAAATTAAAAAACCGGAATTTGGAGATAAGCATGCTTCTCGACATGGTCAAAAAGGTGTTATAGGTATGATAATACCAGAAGAAAATATGCCATATACAAAAGATGGTGTTAAACCTGATATAATAATAAATCCACACGCTATTCCTTCTCGTATGACAATAGGTCATTTAGTAGAATGTATATTTGCTAAATTGTGTTGTATCGAAGGTATTTTAGGAGATGCTACTGTATTTATACCGATTGATAATGAATCTGTATATAAAAAACTAGAAGATAATGGTTTTAATAAATATGGTAATGAAATACTATATAACGGTTTTACAGGTAAGCAAATAGATACGGAAATATTTATAGGTCCTACTTATTATTTCCGTTTAAAACATATGGTTGCAGAAAAAATAAATTCAAGAGGAACAGGTAAAGTAACAGGTTTAACAAGACAACCTACGGAAGGTAGAAGAAATGGTGGCGGATTGCGTATTGGAGAAATGGAACGTGATACTTTATTAAGTCATGGCATTTCTATGTTTTTACAAGAAAGTATGATGGAACGTTCTGATAAATATGCGTGGGCAGCATGTAAAAACTGCGGTACACTTGTTGCACTTAATATATCATCAAATATAAATGAATGTAAAAATTGCAATAATGATGATATATCAATTGTTAGAACTCCTTACGCATTTAAATTATTAATACAAGAATTTGAAGCGATGGGTGTTCAACTTAGAATTAATACACAAGATATTGATATACCTTCTGAATATAGCGAACCTTATATTTATAAAGGTAAAATAACAAATGGAGAGGATATTGTATTAGAGGAAGAGGAAGAGGAAGAAGAGGAGGAAGAGGAAGAAGATGAAAATGATAGTGAAGAAGATAATGAAAAAATAAATAAAATGCAATGGAGAGAATTATACGATGATAGTTTTAATGAAACTAATAATAAAAAAGGAGGATATAATAATATTAAAAAAGAACACTATAAAAATGAAGATTATAAAGGAGGAAAATTAGAATATGAAGACAATGAAGACAATGGAGATTTTGAAGATAATAGAGATTTTGAAGACGATGAAGGCAATGAAGATTTTGAAGACGATGAAGACAAAGAAGATTTTGAAGACGATGAAGATTTTGAAGATAATGGAGATAATGGAGATAATGGAGATAGTAATAATAAAAAAATGAGAGGAGAATATGATAATGATAAATATTACGAAGAAGATTATACAGGCGAAGAATATGATAGTAAGGAAGAAAATATTAATAATAATGAGTTTTTTGGAGGAAATTACAAGATAAATAATGATGATCAAACAGACAGTGAGAGTGATAGTACTGTTACATCTAACGAAAATGGTGATAGTGAAAGTGATGATGATGATGGTGAAAGTGATGGTAATGGTGATGGTAATGGTGATAATAATAATGTAAATATGGATGGAGGTAATATAGATACTAATAATGGTAATGAAAAAATTGTTCAAAATATTGAAAAAGATAATATTAAAGTAATAAAAATAGATGAATAAAATAGATAATTAATGTAATTTTTATATTTAATTAAAATATAATTAAATTATAAGATAGTAGTATAATGGATTTAATGGACGCAGTTTTATATTTTGTATTAATAATTATATTAATAGCATTAGTAAGTGTTTTATCGTGGATTGTATACGATTACTATAATTATAAAGAAGAACAACAAACAATTAATTCTTTAAATACCAATAAATTTAAAGATACTTCTTCTGCAGACGAACAATTAAAAATTGAAATGAATAATTTACATATAAATAATTCTAATTATATTGGCAATACTTCAAATTATTTAATTAATTATACAAATAAAACAATAACTTCAAATATTAGATATACTTCTAATTATATCGATAATAATTTAAAAATAACTTCAAATTACATAGATAATAATATTATGTATACTTCAAATTATATAGATAATAATATTACAAATACTTCTAATTATATAAAGTATGGGAACAATAATATAAATGATAATTTAAACAGATATTTTACTTTTAGTGATATACCTAATGATAACAGTTTCTATGATTTCTTCTTATCTAGAAATACTAGTTCTGAAGTTGCGCGTTTAAATTTAATTAAAGAAACTACAGCTTCTTCGGGATTAAGAGTAAATACAAGTATAGAAAATGATAATTATCTTCAAATTTGTAATACAAGAGGAGATAATTGTTATAAATTATTTGTAGATGGTGATAATTCACTAGTAGCTCAATATGGAAATAGTATTGATACAAAAAAACAATTAGCTAAACCTATTGCTGATGTAATAACACCAACGATATCACCCGTTGTACCAGCAGTAGCACCAGCAGCAGTAGCATCCGCCTCAGCGCCTACCGTGGCTGCAGTAGCACCCGCCTTAGCGCCTACCGTAGCAGCAGTAGCACCCGCCTTAGCACCAGTAGCACCAGCAGTAGCACCAGCAGTAGCACCAGCAGTAGCACCAGTTGCTGCTACTCCATAAATGCAATATTATTATATATGATTTTAATAAAATAAAATAAAGATAATTAATATAGAGATATTATAAATAATGAAAATTAACGATTTATATTTGATATTATTATTAATAATATTTATAATATTAAGCGTATATTATATAATAACTGTTTGTGAATATAATATTAAAGAAATGTTTATCATAGAGGTTACAGAAAATACTGCTAATAATTGCGTGTTGGGACTAAATGATGTTAATAAATGTGTAGATGGTAGTTTATCTTGTGAATATTCTGATAAATTTTTATCTACAGATACTGCACCTAGATATCATGAAGAATATAATTGTGCAAACATTAAAAGTAGTTATATTGGAAGCGACTTAAGTGTTGATAGTGTTAAATTACTTTTGGCATATAGTTGTGTTAAATTAAGTCCAGTAGAAATAAAACAGTATTTATTAAATAATATTGAAGTAGAATCTGTACTTATTGAAAACTATTTTGATAAGATAACTGAATCTACTGCTGAAAATTTAACACATTATATAAGAGATGCAATAAGAAATTATATAACTGAGAATACGGCGTTAAATAATAATTCAAAGTTTCCTATATATGCTTGTATATCACAAGCACCATATCTTAAAGATGAAAATGAATCAACTATTGTATGGGACCATAATCGTGGTCAACCTACGTCACATTATAAAAAAGGTTGCTCTATAGGTACACAAAATGATGAAAGGGCATTATGTGACCAAACACATAAAATGTTTATTCAAATTCTTTTAATATTTTTTAAGAATGATTGTACAAAAATTAACAATTTTATAGATTATATAAATCTGGATACAAATAAATCTTCTAGTTTACAATGCAATATTAATTGTGGAAACGGAGATAGAGTAGATGGTCTTGCGTGCGGATGTTTAAATAAAATAGGAAGTTATGATGGAGGGGCATATAATTCTGTATGTAAAACCGGAGATAAAAACATAGATTATAGTATTATATACTATGTAAATCCATATTATGATTTTGAAATTAATTTTAATAAGACACTTGAACTTTGCACACCTAGTATTTAATCATCCTCTATAAATCTAAATTTTTCAACAGGTAATTTTTTATAATTTTCTACTTTTTCCCAAAATATATTAATTTTATTATTTATATTTCCCCATTCTTCATTATTAAAGTATACTCTTTGTGTGTTTATCTCCCCTAGTTTCCAATAATTTAATTTTACAAATTTATATTTATTATCTTTCTTATTATCAATATTAAAATTTTTTATTTTTTCATAAATATTATCTATAGCATCATTGGCATTTATATTATTATCACTATATACATAGTGATATTCACCTCCTTTTGTAATATACTCCGCTATAATTCCATGATTAATATTTATATTATTAAATTCTTCAATATATACATTTTCGTCTTCTATTATTAAAAATTTACATTCTATATAATCACATTCTTTTAAATTACAAACTGCTAATTGCCCCTGTATTTGTAATTTATATTTTTCTGGAATATAATCATTTATAATTTTTCTACTATAAGGGCATTTAATTTCTACCATAATTCCTAATTCTGTAATACCATCAGGAGATGCGCCAAAATGTTCATTATTAGGATCGCATATTAACCCAAAATCATATATTTGAATATTGTTATTTATTTGCGAATATATACGTGTCGCCATTGGTTCAAACATAGTACCCCATTTTAATGCTTTAATAGCATTATAGTTAGTATTATCTTTTACAATTTTTGCTTTTTTTTTAGCAATACTATCACTTATCTTGTTATCTTTAATTGCATCATATAAATCACTCGCTGTTAAACGATTTTTACGCGCTTCAAACCATTCTGTAGTTCTTTGCTTTATTAAAGGTTGTTTAATTAAATTATCCAGAATTAATCTATAAGTATTAATATCTTCTATTCTTTTAATAATTAAGTCATTATCTATATTTAGTGTAAAATCTACTTCATTATAATTAATTAATTCTATACTATTGTTTTTTCTTTTATTTAAAAAACTTATTATTTCCTTGTCTATAATAGAATTTGCGTTTTCTATATTAGTCATAATACTATTACTTAGTATTTTTTTATATATAATATATTTATATTTGTAAAGCATTATACATATCATCCTCACATTTTTTTTTATAACTTTTAGAGTCCTTATTTTTTTTATCAATCGCAGCATTAATTTTATTAAATAATTGCTTATCCATAAAATTAATTTCATTAACATTTGATGTCATTTTTTTGTTTTTTGTTTTCAATTTATAAGATTCTTCTAATTCAAATCTTTTGTTTTTTAAAATAATGTCAAATGGTGTCTCTTGGATTAAATCGGTCATTTATAGGTAATAGTATATATACTTAATAAATCATTTTTTATATAATTTTCATCTTGCGACTATCATATGCCCAATGAAGTAATGTTTGGCGCAATCTAGGATATATTTTTTCACTATTACTTTGTAGGTCATTTACTTTATTTTGCAATTGATTTCTAAACCTTCCTTTAGGTCCTGCTGATTTTTTCCATCTATTAATTTGGCGAATATCATCATCACTTCTTCTTCCATTATAAAAATTACAATACCATTCTATCCACCCGTAAGGGTCTATATCTTCTCTTATCCAATTCTTTTCCATCCAATATTCATAACTTGTACCTACCTCTACTTTGTAATAATTAATACTTTTGTCATATTCTTGTTTAATTAATAAGTTATTTGGAATATCTCTAAGGAATTTAAATTTTTTATGATGATTTTGATATATTTTTTTAGTTTTAGGAGATTTAATTTGTCTAAAATAAGAACCCCCCATAATTCCTAAATTAAACATTTCTCTTGGTGTAATATTTGGTTTAAATTCTGGATGATCTTTAAAATATATACTCATTATCTATTATATAATTATTTTAATTAAGTACGAAATATATTATCAAAAATTAATTTATAAAAAATTCTTCTAGATTGTAATTGCATATTAGGATAATCTGTAAATCTATTATTATTTTCGTATTTTTCTACTTTATCAATGTATTCGACATATTTTTCTATTACATTAGTTGCATTAGTAGAACAATATTCTGGTGCAGAAAAACACATTTACTTATTTTAATATATAGTCTATTATTTATATTATTTTTTGAGTACATAATTAAAAAAAGTTTAGAAAAATTTAAAAGTTAAGAAAAATTTAGAAAAAATAAAATTATGTACTCATTTTTTAGAATAGTCTTTGTTAGTAAGTTTTTCATTAATATTTATTATATTTTTATCAGATATTACACCAGGTTTTACACTTTGTTTGGAAAGTTCACGAATTAAATCCTTATAATATCTATCATTTGTTTTAGAGAGTTTACTATATTTCATATCTAATATTCTTTGTATGTTACAATAATCACGATTTTTTTGATATATGTTTCCGTTTGTATTATATATATATATATTATTATTCCACATGTAATTTAAAACCTCTTTATTATTAAATATTTTAGGATCTATATCATATGTTTTTATAAATTTATTAGATACATCATACATAGGCGGGCGATAGTTGTATTTTGGACAAATTATTTGTCTATTTTCATATGTATAGGTATTATTTTTAACATCATCTATAAAAATAGTACGATTTTTAATTATATAATCTAGTTCTTTTTCTCTGTGCATAATAGGATATCTGCTTTCTAGAGTTTTAACAATTAAAGGTATAATATTTGCCAAAGATTTTTCAATACCTTTTGTAGATTTTATCATATTTTCTCGAGTAAAAAAAGGGCGATTTATCTTTATATTTAAAACCTTTTCTATATTACTTCCTAAAGATGTATTAGTCCATTTATAAGGACTACCTGTATAAAAAAAGATTTCGACATTTTTAAATTTACTATCGCAAAATTTAATGAACTCTTTAATATTAGGTCTTAACATACCAGTTTTTAACTCTTTTTGCATATTAATATTTTCTATTAATTTGCATTTACCTATCTTTTCTTTTTTACATGTATTATATATATATTCTAATAATTGTGCCTCTTGGTGTAATAATTTTACATCTCCAATAACAGTATTATCAATATCAAAAATTAAAATAAAAGGATATTTATTCATAATCTTCTAATATACATAAATATTTATTACTCTAAGACATTGAAAATGATTTACCACATCCACAATTAGATACTTTGTTACTATTATACTTACTACGACTAAATACAAACTTTTCTTCATAATCTCCTTTTTCAAAATCAATATGAGTTCCTAATAATACAAGTTCTGATTTAGGGTCTACAATAACAGAAATATCATTATTATTTATTATTATATGTTTTTTATTAGTAATTTTTACAAATGTTTCATTAACTATTGGTGAAAAATTATATGTAAATCCATTGCAACCACCACTTTTAGCAGATAATAAGAATTTATTATAATATACATTATTTAAAGACATTTTTGAAATAATTTGCAATCTTTTCCACGCATTTGTAGATAATGTAATAGTCATCCTAATTATTATTATCTAATTATTTAATGTTTTTATACTTACGTCATTATTTACAATATCTATATACTGGTAACTTTTATTTCCAAAAGCACGTGATATTCCTGTATCTGTATACCACAAATTATTATTAATCAATTTAATACTATCTACTACAGTATGTCCTACAAACATATGATTACAATTTATATTTTTTAAAACAATATTTAATTCTTCTCCTGTAGTTAAACTTCTCGTCCATAAAATTCCGTCATCATCTAAAATAATTTTACTAAATATCTCACTGTCTTCAGGATTATTAATATTATTTGTTAAAGCAAATGTTTTCCATAACTTATTTAAGTAAAATATCTCCTTATTATATTTTTGTAAAACAAATAAATGAGATACTTTTAATCCTGCATGGCAAAATAATAAACTACCTATTTTTATAATAATTGGTCTATTAGATAATATTTTAGAAAGTTGTCCACCCGGTTTAAATAATTCATTACGTCTTTTCTCATTATTTGCAATACTTTTAGCAGATACATAAGTATAATTTCCTAATATATTCATAAATTCGTGATTTCCTATAATAGATATTACTTTACCTCCTTTTGTACTAGCAATTTTATCTAATAAATCTGTAAATTTAAGCATTTCAATATCTTCTAATACTTCCCAATCATTATCTTCTATCCTATTTAAACTGTCTATTTGGTCTCCCATCTGTATTACAATTGTATTTTGTGGTTCTGCAATCCATTCGATATTATTATTAATAATTTTGGCATCTAATAGTATATTTTTAAATCTCTTAATATCCCCGTGAATATCTCCTATAATTACTAATCTATTAGGCATTGGATATTCATATATAATATTATCATTATCCATACTTTTATTATATATAATATATAATATTATGTATAATTTATATATATATAAAAGTTTATAAATACAATTAATATATAATGCCTAAAACTATAAATATTTATATAGTATATACAAATGAACTAGAGAACAGGATAAATAATTTAAATAATGTTATTGATGTTTTTGCAAAATTATGTAACAAAAACGATATAGTTGTAATAACTAATATTATAAAAGAACCTTCTTCAAAAATAATAGATGAAAATGTAAATTCATTTAACGAACGTGTAGACTATAGTAAATTTGACGATGATAATGAATATAATCAATTTATTGAAACATTAAACACATGTCAGATATCAAACTATGAAAAACATAGAGAGTTATACAAAATAATAAAAGATAAGGATGATAAGTCATATCATATGATAATAGAAGATGATATCTTAATTAGTAATAATTATATTAACAATATTGAAGAATTAATAAATTATTTAAAAGATGATAACAACGATATGTGGGATATGCTATTTTTATCTTTAAATACAATAAATAGCGAAGATAAATTAGTAGATTTTAGAAAAGTATACAATAAACTCATTACAAAATGTTGCTATTTTATTAAACCTAAAATATGTGAAAAATTATATAATGATACGCATAAATATAAATTAACTATGAAATATACATTATCAAAGTATATTCAAGATAACAATGATTTAAAAGTATATTTTTTCAATAAGGTAACATTTATAGAAGGTTCTAAATTAGGTATATTTCCTTCAACTATCAATAATGTTAATTATTTATATTTTAACAATGAATATCTAGATTTAATTAAAATATATAATAAGGAAACAATATACGCAGAAGACATTTTAAAAGCAATTGAATTATTTAAACAAGTAGAAAATATTAAGTCATCTGATTTAAATAATATAATTGGAATGATATATCTTAAAAATAAAAATTATAAGGAAGCAAAACAATATTTTATAACTGCACTTGAATTGCATAAAAAAAACTTTGGATATTTGCAAAAAAATAGTATAATTCTAAATAATGCAATTAATGTATTTAAATATGAACAAGATATGTTGGACGAATGTATTAAAGCTACGCCTAAATATTATTAATCTTGAAGAGAAGAAATTTTATTTGTCAGCATATCTACTTTGCTATTTAAATTGTCAAAGTTAGAATATAATTTTTCTAATTGATCAATTCTAGATGATAGAGAGGATAATTCTGAAACATTTTGTTCAACTACATTTAATTTTTCAGTTAATGCTAAAACATCACTAGATGTATCAGGTATAGCAGAAACATTAGCTGATAATTCTTCTACTGTTTGTTGTAATACATTTAATTTTTCAGTTAAATCATTAATTAAAGCATTAACCGCAGTTACAGAAGAAACAGCTGATGTAGATGCAGAAAGAGCAGCAGCAGCATCTACCGCAGCATCACTAGCGGTAGATGCTGCATTTGAAGCAACCGCGTATGAAGCTACATTTGCTGTTTCACAAGAAGTTTTAGAAGAAACAGATAATTCAGCAACGGTTTGTTCTAGAACAGTTAATTTATCAGTTAATAAAGAATTATCGACAGAAGAATTTGATGACAATCGTTCTGTTGAAATATCAGTCACTTTAACTGATAATTCAGAAACTAACTTTTCTAAAGTATTTATTTTTTCAGGTAATAAAGTATTAGTTGATATATTTGGACTAGATGATTCTAGAGATGAATTAAATATGTCAGAAAGTTTAGAAAATCTATTTGATAATTCTTCTACAGAAGTTTCTAATTTTTTTAATAACTCTGGGTTGCAACCATTTTTAAAAGATTCGATCGCTCCTTCCATATTTTCAATCTTAGCATATATCGCATTCATTGATATTGTTAATTATACTAATATATTATAATATTTTATTTTTATTACTTTATACAAATAGATTTTATCAATTTTTTTTGATAATAACTTGATAATCTTTATATAATAATGTAATTTTATTAGCATATATTTCTAAAAATGCATCAATTGCAGGTTTTGGATTATCAATATAATTATTCATTACTAACCATTCATAATCATCAAATATCATTATGCCACCTTTTTTTAATAAAGAAAAAGATAAAATAGCATCTTCAATAACAGATACTGCAGTATGGTCGCCGTCAATATAAATAAAATCATAACTTTCATTTAATAATTTTAATACTTCTTGACTTTTACCTCTTATAATATTTATCTTGTTTTTAAACGTTGAAACATTATGTACAAATATATCGAATAAGTTAATTAATTCATTTTTTGAATAAATATGATGTTCAATTGAACCTTCAAAGGTATCTATACATGTTATAGAAGAATTTTCATCTGTTAATATATTTTCTAATAACCATACTGTAGATCTTCCTTGAAAACTTCCAATTTCTAAAAAATTTAAATTAGGTTTATTCTTAAAATTATTTAAATATATATCCCAAGAAGGTATATTATGACTAAACCAATCAACTGTGAATATATATTTTTGTTCTTTTATAATCGCGTCTGTCATATTAACTAATTGTTATATTTGTTTTTATATATAAATTTTTAAAATATTAAAAATACAAAATAATCTAAAAAATTAAAAAATGATTTATTTATGCTAAATATTTATTTATAAACAATGGAAGAAGATAAATTATTTTATTATAGTAAATCAGCAAATAAACAAGCAGGAAAAGGAGTAAATGAATTTGTATCTAATTATAATGACTATAATGAATTGAATAAAATTAAAGATTGGAGAAAAATGCTCAGTAATTTTTATGTAGCAGAATTTACTTATAATGGTAAAACCTATTATACAGCAGAACATGCTTTTCAAGCAAAAAAAATAGAATTAGTAGATGCTTCTAAAGCAAATTTATTTTGTATAGAATCGGGCGATATTATTGGAACTACAAAGGATGGTAATATTGCTAGAAAAAATAGAAAATTAGTAATTCTTGATGATGAACGCATAAAAATATGGAATGAAATTAAACATAATATAATGAAGGAAATATTGGTATGTAAATTTACTCAAAATAATGAACTTAGTAATGTTTTATTATTAACAAAAAAAGCAAAATTATTGCATGGAGCAAAAGGAATACCAATTTCAAGACAATATGATTTAGAAGAAGTTAGAAATAATTTACAATTATAAAGATTACGATAACAGTTGTTTTATATTGGATATATTCTAATATACTTGCAAAAAACTTATTAATTTTCTAAATCTCTATAAATTTCTATATTTGTTGATTCTATTATAAGAGAAAACTAGTATATAATAAGTGTAGATTTGTTTATTTTGAGTACATAATTTATTTTTATTTGAATTTTTTAAAACTTTTTGAAATTTTAGAAATTTTTTTAATTATGTACTCTTTTTTAATTCAATATTGTTAAATATTAAAATACTGATATATTATATAAAAAATGATTATATTATTTAAATATAAGAAGACTAATATATAAAATGATTATTCCTATTAGATGTTTTACATGTGGAAGAGTAATGGCGGATATTTCTGATTATTATGAAAAAGAAAAACTGAAGTTAGATAATACAAATGATGTAGATAAATTGTATAAAAATTTTGAAAAAATACATACAGGAGAACTACTAAATAGTTTGGGATTAAATAGATATTGTTGTAGAAGAAATTTAATAACAAATATAGATATGATGGATGTCATATAATTTGCTTAAAATTTCTTATATACGGATAAGAAGTAAGTAAAAATATGACTAATCTAAATAAAAATATTAAGATAGAAGATAAAAATGACATTATTAATGAAAAAATAAACAATGAAGTAAGTATAATCTACGATGTTAATAATAAAAATTTAGATAAATCAGAGAATATATATAATGATTTAGATACAATTATTGAAAAAAATATTGAAAAGAAAATTAATAATTTATTAGAAACTTTACCTAATAATATAGACAAAGATAAAATAAAAAAGCAACAAAATTTCTATGATTTATCGCTAAGAGAACTGTATAAAAATACATTGCAAACTATTATAGATATATTAAATGATATTACAAATGCATATAGTAATGGTTATGTTGATAACAGCAACTATATCTATATTATAATTAATATTTTATCTAAAGAAGAGAGAAGATTATATGTAGGTATAATATTACTATTTTTGTCATTTATAATATATTTTATAGATGGCGTTTCTATATAATAAAATATATAAACAATGATTAAAATAGGATTATGTATAATATTACAAATAATTATTATTCGGCTATATTATTTTTAGCACTAATATTTTTCATAATTAGCAAATATAATACATCAATATTGATATCAATAATTATTATTATTATTTTTTATTATTATATTGATAGTAACATTAAAAAAGATAATTTAGAAAAAAAAAATATAGAAGACATTGTTGTAGAAAATATAGATAAAGGAATTGATACTATTAAAGAATTAAATACTAATAATTTTTATATTAATATAAACAACGGGCGTATAAAATTTTTAAAGAAAAATAAAGAATTTTTAGATATCATAAATAACTTAAAATTTGTTAAAAAATTCGATAAAACAAGATATAATAATTTAATAATTTATGCAAACAAATTAATGAAAATATATGTATATATATTATCAGATAGATATGATATATATGTATATATGCCTATATTTAATGATACTGTAAATGATATTCTAGAAATATTATATTCTTTTATATTTGTGGTACCTGAAAAGTTTAAACACATATATGGATTTAATCCAGGAGATGAAATTGATAAGTCTATTACAGATTTTAGAAATAAAGTTGAAAAAATGCTTATTGTTTTAAATAATTATGGAAAAATAGCAAAAAAAAAGATATATATAGATATTTATAAATATAGTCCGTATGAAAAAAATAAGGAATTATATTTACCCTAATAATATTTGCGAATTTATATTAAATGGTTGATATACGGCATATTTATCAAAATTTAAATTATGTGTACTAGTAATATCTTCCATTTTAATTGAAGTATTTGTTTCGGTTGCATCACCCCCCTTTTTTTTGCGATTATTAACTGATTTTTTATTTTTAGATAATTTATATTTTTTATATAATTTTGGTAAATTTACAACAATTATATTATAATGAGCATTTAATGATGTCTTTCCTTTTATACAAGTAAAACACCCCCCCTTCATACTACCATTACAAGTACTGCAAAAATTCTCTTTAATATTCATAGATTTCTTAAAGCCACCGCCTCTACTATATGGTGAATATAAATAATTTATTCCTTCTATATTATTTATTTTACAATTTTTTTGCAATTCATTTGATAAATCATTAAATGCTTTTGTATTTGTACAACCAAATTTTAAAACAGATGATAAATCATCAAATACTCTTTCTGTATACATTAATTTAGCATTCGTTGTTAAATTATCTACTGTCATTTATATAATATACAATATATATTATATATATTATATAAATATTATTTATTATTATTATAAAAATGATTATAGAATATACTATTGAAAATATAAAAGAATACTATTTGAATAATGATATATTAGAAGATATTAATAATATCGAAAATATTATATCAAATGATATCGACAATAATAATATAAATAGTGAAATTTTGCACATATTTCCTATAACATTTTCATTATCAATTACTTTGCTATTAGCATCTTATATATTATTACATTAGTTTACTATATGAGATTATATATTAAATCTTTTTTTAATTTATTTTTATTAAGAAGCATAATAATATAATGTCGGCAAGTATTACACCTTTTGGTACTTCTCGTTCAGTATATTCATTTGCTAATAGCGATATTGAAATAAATGGAAACGTAAATGCTAATCAATTTATAGGGGATGGACAAAATATTACAAATATAAATATAGATAACATTAATAATGCAAATGTTAATTTTAATAAAAAATTAATAAAAAATATAGGAGGGACAGGTAATAGTACATATATAGATAAAGGAATAGTATTTAATAATAATTCTACAGATAAATTTGATACAACTTCTAACTTATATTGGGATTATAATGAGAATATATTATATATTAATAAAAAAAATATTGTAGAAACATTTTCAAGTTATACTGATAAATCCTCAAATAGTATTATTGAAACAATTAAAAATACTTCAAATAATATAATAAAAGAGATAAAAAATACTATACAAAGTAATATTTTTATAGAAAATGTTCAGGGAATACCGAAAGGTAGTAAAACTAATTATGGTATTTATAAAGTAGGCGAAGGTATTTTCGTAAATAATGGCGTACTTAGTATAGCACCCGCTCCCATTGTTATTAAAGAACCTTCTGTAGAACCAAAACTTATACCAAGCATAATAGAAGATACAACTTATGAAAAATTTATTTTTAAATATGATCCTAATAGAGGTACAACATTTGAAGTAAATGATAATAGTATATTACAATATCATTTTAATTTTAATGAAATAACGGATGTGAATAATATTAAAAGTATTGGAATACAAAAAAATAATATCATTATTAACAATATTACTAATGTATTTTTAGAACCTACTATTAATAAAAAATATGAATATACACCTCTTGATAATAATTATTTATATTTTGATGGAGTAAATTCGTTTGCACAATTTGATAGTAATTTTAATATGTATAATATTTATTCTGATAATTTAATCGAAGGAGGTCCAGAAATTGGTATTACATTTTCATTTTGGTTTAAAACACACTCATTTATACATGTTGACAAATTTCTATTTTCTTTTAGTAATAGTAATATTAATACATATAGATTTGAAATTAAAATTATAAAATCAGGAGAATTTAATCATTTAGCAGTAAATATACGTCAAGGTACAGATAATGAATGGGTTATTAGTGATGTAAAAATATATATTAATACTTGGTACCATTTTGTATGGACTATAGATAAACATTCTACGTGGGGTTTATATGTAAATTATCAAAATAATCCTAATCAAATTTACGAAAAACTACTTTTTAATATGAAAGGTATTTCAATTAATTCTGACTATTCTATTAAATATATAGGAAAAGCTGCACATAGATCAAATACAAATTTAAGATTTTCTATTTCTGACATTAGAATATACAATAAAGTATTAAATAAAACAGATATTACAGAACTATATAAATTAGATGAATATACACAATATAAAATATCATTTAACGATCCAAATTATACAAATTGCGATATATTACTAATAGGAGGTGGAGGTGGTGGTACAAATGAAGGTGGTGGTGGTGCAGGCGAATTAATTTTTATAAATAATGCAATCTTTGAAGAAAAAGAATATGTCATTAAAGTTGGAAGAGGTGGTGCAGGAAGAGTAACAGAGATAATAGATGGAAATAATACAATTTTACAAAAAAATACAAAAGGTATTAATACAGTATTTGGAAATATTATAGTTAATGGCGGTGGATCGGCGTCTGTATTATCAGGAAAGGGAGGTAGTGGTTCTGGAAATGGAGGGACTTTAAAATTAAATACAAATGTAAATGATTTTAATTATAGAAAAATATATTTTAGAGGGAATGATGGTTATCAAATAAATGGCGGCGGTGGTGGTAGTGGAAGTATAGGTAAAATATATGACGGAGGGGATGGTATAGGTACTATAGAAGATATAATTAATAATACAACTTATAATTTTGGAGAATTGTTTGATTTACTAAATGACGCTGATATAGGATATTATGATGCTAATTCTGATTTAATATTTTTTGCTGGTGGAGGTGGTAGTAATATAAATAATTCATACGGTGGACTAGGCGGAGGAGGAGATGGAAGTAGTGATTATATAGAAAATATAAATTATAAAGGGCAAAAAAATACGGGTTCGGGAGGAGGAGGATATAATGATCATGGATATAGTGGTGGTAGTGGTATTGTAATATTAAGATATTTACAAACAGAAATTATATCATCTGGTATAGGTAATCAACTTATTATTACTTCAAATAATTTACTATCTAAAATAAATGAGTTAACAACTGATAATATAATACAACAAAATAATAATAATAAAAAATTTATTATTGATAATGTTTATGACAATGATTTGTTATTAAACGGTAGTTTAACTATTAATTCAAATTTAATAATTCATGGTGAGACGACTATTTTTAATACTGACATATATATATCTGAAAAAGTAAATATTTCAAACTACGATAGTGACACAGCATTACATGTTAAACAATTTGGGAATATTGTACCAGACTTTAATAATATATTTATTATAGACTATAATGAAAGTAGATTATTTACTATATCAGACAATGGAAATGTAGGAGTTGGTGTACTTCCACAATCGCATAATTTATTAGATGTAAAAGGAAATATTAATATTGTTTCACAAATAAATAAAGACTTCAAATTTACTATTAATAATAGAGATATTATTAGAGATACTTCTAATTACACCTCTAGAACTAGTAATATATTAATATCTGATTATAATACTAAGTTTCGATATGCAAGTAATTATATTTTAGAAACTAGTAATTTTCACAGAATAGACTATGATACTAAGTTTCATGATGCAAGTAATTATATATTGGA